GTTACCGCTGGAGTCTTTACGCTCATAGCAAGCATCATCACCATGCTCTTGTTCACAGAGATCATCACCATCAGATCCAGAAGGGGCGTAGCGAGGTGCAGACCGATCGTGTTCACGGTCAGCAGCTTCCATAGCATTCTTACAGATCTGTTCCCATTCGATTTCATTCTGGTCGAGGGGTCGTTGATAGAGACACTGCTCAAGGTTCTTGAAGCTCATTGCTTCAGGCTTCTTGGTGTCTTCACAACCAGACAGGAAGATAGCACCGGACAGGATTGCGGTAGTGGCGAGGATAGTGGAACGTTTCATACTTGATTCTCCTTATTCGTATGAGATTTATGATTAGTAGACGATGGTGTGAGGCGTGAAGCGGGACAGGTCTTGAGTGATACGGGAATGGTCCTCACGAAGACCCATACCAACACATTCATCACCGACGATCCAAGCGCCGATGACCGGGAAGTTCCCATCGAAAGACTCGATTGGGGCATACTCCTGAATAATACTCGGATTATCAGCATACGACATATCCTCAGCTTTCTCAATCAAAACTCCGCTATCAATCATTTCGATAGAGGATCCTTCGCGTGAGAAAATTGGTTTCTTTACAAAGGCTTCCATGCTGTGACCTTCATCCTCAAAGTAGCTTTCGAGGAGGTTTGGATGACCCTTGTTATACTTCCAGAGATAAGGTAGCAAGCCCTTGTTACTCAACAAACTTTTCCAAGCTGGCTCAAACCATGTGGTATCTGAGTCAGGAAGATACTCAGCATAATCATCACGGAGCATGTCTTCCCAAGGATACAGCATAAAGATTGAGTTGATCTCACGGTTATCCTTGGTAACGAACTGGCCGTTCTCGCGGATACTGATATCTTCAACGTTGATGTGTTCAGGATTGATACCCGCTTCAACAGCACACCAACCGAGATACTCAACACAGGCATAGTCCTCTTCGACTCCACCGAAGGAGCTAAAGAAGAAGTCACCCTTGATCGGAAGGTTATTGCCAATACGAGCAATCAACTTCTCATGGATCAGGTTAAACTGGTCAGCACGAGGATCGATGATCCCCTGCTCTTTAGCGTCACCTAACCAAAGGTGTTGATAAATAGACGCTTCCCAGAGGCTCGTTGGGGTGTCGGCATTGTATTCGATCATCTTGGCTGGACCCATACCATTGTAGATCAGGTCGAAGCGACCATACAAGTTGTTGTGGCGTTCCTTCTTCCAAGAGTTGTAGACGTAGTCCCAAGAAGCACGAGGAATACCGAGGCGTTCCATAGCTTCACCGGAGCCGATGATACGATCAACAACGTCCAGACACATCAGGTGAAGTTCTGTTGAGGGGTCTTCGATTTTGTCTTCGATTTCCCGGAGAGTGAATTCATAGTGAACACCCTCATTCCAGTAAGGTTCACCGTACATTGTATGGAATTTGAAACCATTTTCTTCAGCGTGGGTAGTCCAGTTACGGCGTTTGTCGGTTACATTACGGAGCATTTCGTATTCCTATTACTGAGAGATTCTTTTGGAGGCGATATAGAACATTGTTTGGTAGTTAATGGTGTCAACACGATCACCACTATTAACGAAGACGATCTCACCTGTATCGTCATTCCTCACTGCGATTACCGAACAATTATACTCGAATTCGATTGAGCGAATGCTCTTTTCGAACTCTGAGGTAAAGCTACTGAAACGAGCAGCATAGAGGGTGTCCTTGTTGCCAGAACACATCAGGGCTTCAAAGACAGAAGATATACCGGGATCAGCCATAGCACGAGCCATAAGCTCAACTGTATTGCTGACCACGAATTCAACATTGTCACCCACATGAGGCTTCAATAGGTCCACATTGGACTTATCCTTGAAGTGGACGATGATTGGCTTGCTGGTCATAGAAGCGAGAGTCAGGACAGCCGAGATAGCATCCCGGTCGTGTTCCAACATCACGACAATCCTCTTAGCCAACAAGTAGTTAGCCCGGAGGTAAGCCAGCTTATCGATGTAGCTGTTAAGTTTGATCCAGTAGGTATGACGAGAAGTTCCTGTGGTAACAACCACTTTCTCATGACGTCCAAGCTTGGCTGTTGTCTCATCATCCAGTGTTTGTACTGCGTCATCATCATCACAGACGAGGATAACGTGATCTTTGAAGCGGCCAAACTGACCGAGTCCGTCCTTGTTCATTCGAGTCTTTCTCCCAATGTCGTTTACAGCCTTACCGATGATAGCAGCGAAGAGAGCTACACCACCGGGTATTGTCCAGAGAGCTACCACCGCTTGTCCTAACTGAGAGCTAGGAGAGAGATCCCCATAACCTACGGTAGAAGCAGTGACAACATACCAGTAAGTGAAGGAGTCCCAGATGGACCCCTCCCCAGCGAGTTTCATGAGAACAAAGGTAGACCAGAAATGGACCAAGAAGATCCAACTGATAGTTCCCCAAGACGGGGAAGCTACCTTGTCAATCAGTTTGTACCACAGACGGAATAGCATCAGTTCTCCTTTGCGTGGATATTTGTTCCGATGTAATAAGCATCGAAGCGATCCAGAAGCTCCTGAGAGTGGATCCCTTCATTGTAGGCAGTCCAGAGGTACACTTCACCATCATACCCACTACCTTTGATCAGGTCCATGAGCATACGGATTGTTGCACCACCACCGATCAGATCATCAACGAGGATGATCCGGTGAGCTTCCCAACTGCTTGGATCGAAACCGAGTTCCATACTGACAACCTTACCGTTCTCTCGTACCTTGTCAGCCTGAAGCATGACACCCGGAAAGAACTTCTCGACCGACTTGTCACAACCGATCGTGACAGTGAACCAAGGTGTGTCCTTGATCATAAGATCACCACAGATATCGGAGAAACCCGCCTCAGTATGGACAAAACCCGGATACCGTTCGTGCTGGATCTCAAGACATTCAATCTCGATATTATCAAGATACTCATAGAGTTCCTGAACAGGTTGTAGGTCTTTATCTCCACGAAGATGCGAGACGTAGCCCTTGACCATGACCTTCATAGAGTAGGGTTCTCCGGTCTGGACAAACTCTTTCTCAATGAAGTGGTTCAGAGCGAGAAGGGATACAAAGGTTTTCTCATCCAGTTGCTCAACCTCAATGACACCCTGTTCAACGATGTCAGCGAAGTTGCTTGTGTTGAGTTCACCTTTGCCACGAAGGTAGTACTTGAAGGTTTCCATAGTGTTTTCCTCAGAAGATGTTTACAAAGTCAGGTTCAAAGAAACGGCCAGAGAGCGATGCCTTGCCCGGATCAGTCTTAGGATCTTTCTTGATAGCGACCCATTCACCATCCCGCTTGATTGCGGTAGCTTTGAAGGCCCAAGAGAGTTCATCACGAGTGACAAACTGGTATGTGTAAGCGCCGACACCGAACACCATGTTCAGAGGCGACCAGCCGAGAGCGACCATCCGCTCAAGGATTTCTTTGATACGCTCTTGATTCATACCGTCACCATAGATGAGACCGATGTGAGGATCAAGAAGCTTGAGACCTTGACTGTCATAGGTGTAACCGAAAGTCTCACCAAGAAGCTCAAGAGATCCGCGATCTTCAAAGGTCCGTTCATGAGGTTGAATGTTCTTGACAGACACAAAGTCACACTCATAGTCGTAGAACAGCTCAACATCGAAAGACCACCAGTCAACACCATCCCATACAAGACCTTTGTCGCCTTCATTGAGATTGGTTTCCCAAATAGTATCATTCAGGTAGTCTTCCAGAGAGTCACCCTCATAGAAGTCTTTAGAAGCATCGATGAAGGGTTTCCCACAAATGATATCGATTGGATTGCCAGAGTCAGGACGGATCACCAGCTTTCCATCCCGCTTCATGATCTTGGACTTCATCTTCGGAAGGATATCAGTGAGAGTCCCGAAGTAATCCCAAGTGTCAGAGACCACAGAGAGAATACCTGTCGGGTACACCTTCATGAGACGTTTGAAGGTCTCGATCTCGTCTTCCTGACCACCAGCGCACATAACAGAGTGTTCAGTAGCAGCAACACTGAAACCAGTGGTCTCACCATAAACCCGTTCCATAGCACGAGCCGCAGGGATAGTATCAGACCCTTTGAAGTTAGCCAAGTGACCACAACCAGTCAACATAGCTGCTTCATCACCGGGCATACCACGATAAGAGAAGTCGTGAGCCATGAAGTCGATCGCTTCTCGTTCTTCTTCGGTATGGTTCTTCATAGAGTCTTCAATAACCTTACGAATATGCCATGCACGGTTAGCAGCGGTAGAGACAGGCCAGATGTTACTCAACATTGTGGTCTCAATGAATCCAACCAACCAAGGGAAACGAGAGTCGATGTTCTCAACAGTCAGTAGCGGGGTCTGGAACTTTTGGATGGAGCGTTCCGGCATTGCATGGATTGTGATCGGGAGGAAGCGCACCTTCCAGAGTTCATTCCAGTGGGCAACATCCATGTCAGCACCCAGACGGGTGTCCAAGAAGATCTTGTATTCCTTGAGAACATCACAGAGTTCTTCGAAGGTCAAGGTGAAGAACCACTGCTCGAACGCTTCCAGTTTCTCCAAGAAGAGGCTATGACCGAACCACATGAACTCCTCTTTACTGATGTTGTCGTTGTAGCAAGCCTTCCGAGCAACAAGGGTAGAGTGGATGTGAGAGACGTTATCAGGGTACTGTGCAATGTGAGAAACTTTGTAGAAGTCGGCTTGGTACATCAGGTTGAAGTTCGAGTTTTCCATAGTGTGCTTTCCTTGTATGATCGTAGCAAAAGAGGTAAAAAAGGGAACCCCCGAAGGGGTCTCCTTGTTAGTTATCAAGTTCAGCCAGTTTGGCCTGAATCTCTTCAGCGGAAAGCCCTTCCAGAGCTTCCTGCTGTTTCTTCTCCAAGAGACGGAGCAGAGTGTCTTTCTGTGCTGCCTTCTCAGCTTTCTTAGCAGCAGCCTCTTTACGAGCCAGCTTGTCAGCGATAACGTGTTTCAGGATGTCCAACCGGAGTTGCATTTCAGAGTCAGCTTTCGAAGGAGTCTCCACGAAGCTTTCCTCTTCAGAAGCCTTCAGTTCTTTGTTCACAGCCTTCGCCAGACCGTCGAGGCTCACACCATTACCACGGGCCGTGAGCGGTAGATCCCACAGTTGTTCAGTGGTCAGTTCACCAACACGGGAGTTGAAGCGGAGTTTTGCACGGATAGCACGTTCGAAGATGTTCATCATAGTAGGTTCCTTTCAGGAGTAGAAATTAGGTACAGTTTGGTCTTATTTAACCGAAGGTGATCTCGAAGGGTTTGTTGTCCACGGTCACATTCAGAGTCTCTTTCTTGGTAGACGAGAAGCCTACACCAGACAGTTGGTTGTCAGTCACCTCACACTTGGTTTTGTCAGCAAGAACCTCGAACACCTTACGATGTTTGGTGAGGTTCCCGTTCAGGTATTCATTGAAGAAGCCGCGTACGGGTTCCTCGTTCTTACAGCCTTCCAAAATGAAGAACCAGTGTTTGTTACCCTCTTCATTGTCACCCCAGAAGTTCGGAGAGAACATCATGGTCTGGACCTTGACGAGAGCATTGGTCTTCACTCCCCACTTGTCAACAGGTTGAGTATCACCCGTGACATCTTTAGCGGGTTTGATCGAATGGATCAGTCCACCTTTAATCACCACATCAACAGCCAGTTTATTGCCAGACACAGGCTTCCGGTAAGAGAAGTTGTGAACAGCAACCGAGTCAGCAACTTGCAGGTCAAACCCGACATCAATCGACTCACGTTTGGTGTAGTTGTGGATCTTCACACGGTAAGTACCGTCAGCCGGACGTGTCATCCAGCGAACGTTCTCAACAGCCTCACGGGTACTTGCACCAATGTTCATGTCAACATCGAGTTCACCACCAGCTTCTCGTTTGTTACCGAAGTAGATCTCACGACCATTCGGCGGCAGAACATGGATGTCGAGGTCATCATAGTTGAACCAGCTAAGGGAGAAGCGGAGAGCAGCCCCATCCACTTTACCACCAGCCGCCTTCACTCGCTCTTGAATAGAGTCTGTGATGTTACCATCGTAGGCCCAAGCGAAATCATTACCCCACTTAAACAGGCGACCACTATCCTCGTGTTGAGGTGCAGTCAGGCTAACAAAGTTACCCATGTGTTTGTTCTCCAAGGAGACATGGATCGACTTTGCATTCGGAACAACAGAAGACATGAAGTCCTCAATCGAGACTTTGGTTGCTTTCTTGAAGTTGGGTTTCTTCGGTTTGACTTCCTCCATCAGAAGCGATTCAAGACCACCTTTCATTTGACCCTGAACAGAGTTGTCCACGAACAGAACGTCATTGACGCTCACATCGTCGATCTTTGCGAAGCGACGCTCAACAGAAGATCCCAGATCCAGTTCACGGAGAGTGTCCATCGCAGCTTCGATCATCTTGGGAGTGATCAGAGCCTTCGGGCGTTTATAGTTATGAGGTGCCACTTTGCTTTCGAACATACGAACAGCCTTGTCCAGCGACTCACCTTTAGAGAGGTCAATCACGAGAGAGCCGATCACAGTGTTACGGAAGCGAGCAGAACGATCGTTGATGTTCTCCCAAAGGAACACATCTTTGTCTTTGGCCTTCTCATAAGCCTTCTTCAGTTTACGGAAGCCAGTGAGAGCGGTTTTGTGCTCTTCACCACGATACAGGTTGTTGTCCTTGATGAGATCCAAGACGGACTCAACAGCAGACAGAGACAGTTCTTCCATACCACGACGGAAGACCTGCATAGCAGACTCAATCGAAGACCTACGAGCAGCAGGATCAGAGCAGTAGTGTTTGTTACCCACACGACCCTCAAAGTGATCCCACGTCTTGACTTGACCATTGTCGAGAACCTGACGGGTCTCACCTTTACCGAACTGACGCTCAGAGGTACGGAACACGGTCTTGATCGGAGCACTCATCACAAGTTCATCCATTGCGGCGGAAACCACATCATAAGGGTAAGGAAGACCTTCAACACCCCAAACAGTCATACGGCGACCGTTCTCAAGTGCAACCAGTTTCCCGATGTTACGGATGAATTGCTTACAGCAGGAGCAGTCATGCTCGGTGTTGGTCAGGTAGACCGGGTTGGTTCCTTCTGGGAAGGAGTTCAGGTAAACATCTTTGATCACTTCGTCGCTGATATCAACAACATACAGTTCGCCTTTGACGAATTCTTCATACTGAGTTTCGATTGCACGGGCGAAAGCTTTGAAGTTAGACATAGGGTATATCCTCTTGGATTGTGTTTGGTTCATTATAGATGCGTGAAAAAGGGCCGTTTTGGCCCTAATTCTTAGTAGGAGCTTGTGCTGTAGTCCTCATAGGAACCCGGCTCGTATTCCTCAGAAGAGCCTTGACGCCACTCGGTCTTGGTGACTTCAACACCATACACTTCAAAGAAGCGTTCAAAGTCAGCACCGTTATAAGACGCGTACCAACCTTCGAATTTTAGGGTGGCATAGCCCTGCCCATCTTTCAGTTCAAAGCGAACAACAGAATAGTAAGTCGATCCTTGGTTCTCACCACCGTAGTTATCCAGTACTTCAGCACCATCGCAGAAGCTCTGAAGAATGTCGTGGCTATAGTGAAGCACATTGTAGCCCGGTTCAGAGTCCATCAGAGACTCGCACAGTTGACGGTTGGATTTCAGGGTGGCGATCAGCAGGTCTTTGTAGTTAACGTTGGTCATTGTGTAGTCTCCTATCAGCGGTTGTTTTGTTTAGCGTTCTTCTCACCAGCTTCAAAAGCTTTCTGAAGCCAATATTCTGCATCGTACTCATCCATACGATTATCGCAGTTGTCTTTGATTTCTTCCTTTACGGTTTCCCACCAGTCCTCAAACAACATCTTCTTCTTCCTTCACTTCCTCAGCGTGAGTCACTTCAGCTTCGATAGCGTGCTCAGTCCAGTTGTAGGTACCATCACCATTCTCAACAATTTCGATAGCTTCCTTCTCACAGTCAGCCTCCACGACATAGCACTCTTGGTTCTTAACAGTCATATAAACATGGTACTCAGGCATAACGAGCTTCCCCTTTGTCTTTAGCGTCACCTATCTTACGGCGGATCTCTTCGAAGCGTTTCTTCTCCATAAGATCCATGATAGGTCCATAGTTGTCGATAGCAAAATCCCGGAACCAACCGGAGCAGAGAGTTGTGCAAACCTTGTTCAAGGCTTTGTAGTAGGCGAGTGGTGCAGGGTACTTCCAACCACGAGGAACCATGAACCGCTCTGTAGCGATCACATAGGTCTCTTCAGCAACACAATACAACTTCTCATAATGAGCCAGTTGATCCCACTTATCCTTGGCACACCAAGCCTTCGAAGGGTCCGGTTGGAGCTTAGTATACATCGGTACACCGTCATAAGCGTAAAGCTCATGGAGCCAATCATGTTCAAAAACCTTCTTGACAGGATCATCAAAGAAGTCCTCGACAGACTGATTCAAGTTAGGATTCCCTTGCGGGTAAGCCTTCTTGGTGAGTTTGATCCGTTCCTTCAACAGATCTTCATCGAAGGAGTTTGGTGAGGGTTTGTGTTTGTAGAGTTCTTCCCTCCAAAGATGAGTGAGAGTCTTCTCATGGTTACGATCCCGCCACGCATGAGAACGCTTCAGGATGTAGAGAAGTTTCGGAGGAGCAATCAGGACTGCACCCCAAAGACCAACAACCTCAACGCCACAACGACCCTTGAAGTTGTCATAGAGTTCGCCGTTGTTCAGGTGATCTGGATCATGCCATTCCAAACGAGGCTCATCAGTCATGTGAGCGAAAGGACGATCCTTAACTTTCTCTTTCATCAGGTCGAACATCACCTTTGAACAGATGAAGTCCCAATCAGTCTTCCGATCGAAGATTGTCCGACCTTCTTTCCAGTAGTCCATAGCACGAGAGCCGATAAGCATTGGTGTGTTACGCATGGTCGTTCTCCTTGTTCAGTCCAAATACGTCTTCTCTTTCGTCGTACCAAATGCAACGCTGCTCAGAAGGTGTCATCGCTCTAACAAGCTCACCTTTGCGTTGTAAGTTGGCTGGGTCATCATCGACAGCAATGACGTTTCTTGCGGGTCCACCGAAGTCTGTATCAACGTAGGAGACGAGTTGCAAGCCTTCAATCCGAAGATTGACAGTTGGGTTCTTCAACATGATGTTATCCTTGAGGGCAGTTACGGGTTTCTTTGCGAGGGGTCAGTTCGTTTGACCAGTCGTAGTTCAGTTGGTGATTGATGGAGTTGCCTTCAGCAAGGTACTTCTCACGAGAGAAGGAGATCTTTACAAAGTTACGGAAGCCAGCAGGAGCGCCCGGAGCAACCCGGTGAACACATCCTGAGTCGAGACGTACCAGTGTCTTCTCTTCGAAGTGAGTAATCCAGTAAGGGTACGAGTCAGCAAGAACCTCCATCTGGGTCATGCTTTTGATATGATCAGCGTAGATAGGAAGTTCCCCAACTTCATCAGGATCCCACCAGAACTCTGTAGGATTGGTATCCGACCAGACATAGTTCGTGTCATCTGTCATGAAACCATCGATGTGCCATCCCGGACGGTTTCCCGGATTGTCGGCACCAACCCACATACTCTTGGCAGTGACATAGATGTAGTGGTCGAAAGTACCTCGTTGGGTTCCTTCGTAATCCTGAATTGCTCGTTCGATTATAGGCTCTGCCCACTTCAGGTTTGGAGGGATCACCTCATAATTATCCCCTGCAAGTTTGATAGGGACATACTGCCACAGCATGAACTCTTTGTTGGAGACCTCCAAGTGAGAGATCGGTTCCGGCATGGTTCCGCCGAGAATAGTTTCCATTATGGTTTCCTCTGTGATACGTTAGTAGGGTTATGGTTTAGACCGCGTGACGTGCTTCTTTGAACGTCATTTCATCGATCAAGGTGAGGGGCGCTTCTGTTTCGATCCACGCTCTTGCACCGCATCTTAGTTGGTCTCCGTTATAGACCATTCGAGAGGGGCCATTGATGACCACCTCTCTTGCATACCGAGTTACACCATTATCTTTGATAGTGTAGACAGGGCGATTGCCACCGTCCTTAGCATTCATTCCGATATGCTGACGGTTCACATGGATGATTTTGGTCATCAAACAGTCTCCTGTTTCGCTTTGAACCAATCAACACCTTTCTTGTTGATCAGTTTGTTTACCTGTTTCCATTCAAGACCCGCTGCAGCAAGTTCATTGGTGGACTCCTTCATGACATCTTGGGAAAGAGCCTTCAAGAAAGGACCGATGTTCTGGGAAGTGAACTCACCGCCACAAAACTCCTCGACCATCTGGTTCATCCGGTTCTCAGTGACAAACGAGTCAACAAACTCGAAAGCACAATCAGGGATGTCCACCGCTACCTTCGCAGCTACCTTGGTCTTCTGAACCCGGTGAGCTTCCGACTTGGCCTTGAAAACAAATGTGTTGTAGGTGTCAGTCGGGATGAAGCCTTCATCGGTGATCGGGAAACCGACAAGACCTTCACCTGCTCCTTCCACCCCAAACATTTCCTTGATGAAGGGGTCACACTCTCCAATCTGATCCACCATCCGGTTCATGCTTTCTGCATAGAACTTCTTGGACTCGTGGTTATCGTTGAACACATCGAAGTAACCACCGTGATACGGCAGGATCACAATGTCTTCATGTTCCGGCACATAGTTTCGGATCAAGTCAGGATCGTAGACAGTGATCCCTGATTCCAGTTCCCGTACTCCGAACACGTAGAAGCGTTTCTTGTCAGTCAGAGTTACAGCATCACTCTTCTGAACCCCCGGACCAGCCCACTCTCCATCAATGATGTAGGCTTCATCTTCGGAGCTTGTGCTTGTGATCCAGTCGATGTGAGAAGCCCAGAAGGCGAAACCTGCATTGTCGGCCCCGATAGAAACATCAGAACGACGCTTCTGGAAGGACACATCGTTGCCGATAACACGAACAGCCGCATTCGTACCATGAAGCTTGATCTTTTGACGGTAACGGAGAGTGTCCACGTCTTGACGATACATCTGGTGCATCGCATCGGAGAACTTGTTGATGGAAGTGAACTTACGGAATTCGTTGGTGATGGTGGTCATAGCGTTAGCTCCTGTACTTTGCAATATCGCGGATGTCTTCGAGGTTCATCGGTGTGTAGTTGATCTGCTCAACCGATACGCAGTAGTGGTCCCAAGTAGGTGACGGATTTGAATGAATATGCCCGTGTACATTAAGCATACGGACACCTTCGAAGCGTTTCTCTCGAACAGTTGAAGGGTCAACCGGAACGTGAGTCAGGAGAGCATTGAAATCTTTCAACATTCTCCACAGAGCGATTTTCTGGAAGAACTTCGTATTGTTCTTGTCTCGGTTAGTGACCAACCAAGGGATGTCATCGTGGTTCCCTACGATCAGCCTCTTCTTGCCTTTCAGTCGAGACCATACCAGCGAGAAATCTTCCTTTGGACCAAAGAAGACGTCACCAAGGTGGTAAACATAATCTCCCGGAGCCACAACTGAGTTCCAGCGATCAACCATGTATTCATTCATTTCCTCCACAGTTTTGAATGGACGTTGGGGTTTCCCAACAGAGTCTTTGAAGGTCAAGATGTTTTCATGACCAAAGTGGGTGTCTGAGATCACCCAATAGTTACGACTTCCCATGTACAATCCTTGCCATAATGAGTTTCAGAGCGACCAGAGGGAACAGGTAAGGGAACCTGCGCGTATGCCGCATTATATCGGTAGTGTACCAAGTGCGTTCCATGTTGTCAGCCCACTTACCACGGAACCAGAGAACTGCATGACCATTCCCGTTGTAGGACGTCACATGCCAGATCACTGCTTGGAAACTGATCAGGTACCACCAGAAACGCCAGTTGCTTTGACCAGCGAGGTCATACAACAGTTGAAGTGAGAAGTCCTCACAGTCACCAAAGACCCGATCGAATCCCTTCTTCGGGTACTTCCAGTTGTCGATAAGGTGCTTCACGTCACGGGTGTAGGTGAAACGTTGGAACAGGCTGTTGATGTAGATTTGCATTACAGGGCTTCCTTCCAAACTGCATCGTCTTTGTATTGGATGACGGAGACCGTGTCATACCAGACATCTTTGTCACCGTCTTTGTTGTACTCATCGATGAACTCGTGAGCGAGCATCTTTGTTGCACAGACTGCGATGGGGTCTTCTTGACCCATTTCGTAAATCAGGTAGGTCTTGTTCATTAGCGTTTGATCCTCAGTTCGAGTTTGAAGTTGGTGTAGGAGCCACCTGTATCTGTTACAGACAGTTCAATCTCTCGTAAGTCTTGTTCCTTCATTGAGACCGCAGTCTTTTGGATCAAGACCAAGATGTCTTTGTTTGAGCTATGATAAAGCTTCTCCGACATCATTCGTACCCCTTGAAAACATACAGACCGAGTTCCATCTGAATGAAGATAGGGTAGAACCCGACATACTCATACTCATCCAAGATGTTGTCCGGCATTTGAGCACCTGTCTTGAAAGCCTTGAAAGGAATGAACCCACGGTTCTCAACCGACTCATCCGTTTCGATCCACATGTAGGTGAACCCTTCGTAGTGCTGGATGCTCAGAATCTTGTCGTAGTCACCGTTCATGAAGACCTTGAAGTCTTCGAGAGCAGGGATACGATGACGCTCGAAGTACCGCGCCTCTGTCTGGGTCTCACGAATATCTACGATAGCCCAGATCCAATCTCCTGTTTCATCCTTCTCACAACGAATGATCTTCGCATAACGAGGGAGGTTCAACACAGGCTGCTGTGTATCAAGACGATACTTGAAGATGGTCATCCCTTCAGGAGCCGCCATCTGAGGTCCACGAGTTGTGCTATCCCACTGGTTTGCTACAGACATTTTCTTTCCTTTTGTTCAGTTAAAGTCAGCGAGGATGATCACATCACCCTCTTCAGTGCGCTCAACCATATCAGGTTGAAGTGCGATCGTTTGTTCTTGTCCACATGCGTAGAACTTTAATAGGACCACATTGGACTTATCTTTGGCCAGATCCTCAACGTGCTGGATAAAACTCTCTACCCACATCAGTTCAAGACCCCCATCCGAAGTACCAGTCAGTATAGCCAGCACCAAGGACCATAAACAACCAGAAGGAGATATGATCCCAACCTTCCATTTTCTTGAAGTCATCAAGGTAGCTCAACAAGGCGATGAGTCCAATGAAAGACCACACCATCCAAAACATGAATCCGATAACCATTCCTACAGCATACATCATTTCTCAGGGTTCTCCTCTTTGAGTTCTTCTTTACGTTTTACCCAATCCGAACACAGAGTTCGAGGGTCATTGTGACCAAGAGCAATCTCACGAACAATCGCTTCTAGTTGATGTTGATGTTCTCGGACTGAACGAGCGTAGTCCCACTTAGCATTCCGAGCGGCATCCCGTTCTTCTTGCTTCTTCTTCTTACGAGCCTTAGCAGCAGCACTATGATGGCCGCACTTTGTCAGATTCCCATTCTCATCAGGGTCATACTTTGCTGTGTTCCCACAAGGATGAGAGCGATAGTTACTGAAGTTTCGTTCATTACAGGCGAACCGAAGCTCACCTGCCCAATGTTGTTTGATAGCTTCACCGGGATCATCGTAGCTAACACGATCCCAGCCGGGATTCCAGTGAAGAACACCATCACTGAGTCTCTTGAAGCCTTTCGGTGTTTCTTTCATAGCCACTCCATGTAAACAGGTTTCACAGAAACAGCACCGTGGTACTGCATCGCTTTCGACTTTGTTGTGTAGATGCGTGGTGGGAGTTTCATTGCAGGGCGTCCGATATAACCACCTGATTTAACAGGCCGTACAGGATCACCCTTCGCATCCACACCGATATATCCGATCATAACCTTCTCAGCCTTCTTCTCAACACGAGAGAAGACACCATCAGCAGCGTAGCATGGGTTGATGAATCCGGTATCGAGACACTTGATCTTATAACCAAGCTTCCCTTCTGGATTCACCTCAAGTACTTCCCAACGGGTTTCTCCGTAGTAGTCAAAGATCTCACCAACTTGAGCGTTGAACGACGCCAGAGTTCCTACAGCCTTCATTCGACTTCTCCTTCAATGATTTCATTTCCATCTTCATCAGTGATAACACCATCCTCTTCGTAGACCACCGGAATGTCTGAAACAGTGTTCTGCATACGAGCACCCCAAGAGAGTTCTCCGATCAGAGCCGTTTCGATCTTCCCGATACCAGAAATCGAGGCAGAACCGTGGAAGGAGATTTGACCTTCTTTGAGCGCCTTCGAGTTCACTTCAATCCAGTGGAAGTTGTTACCGTCGATCCCCATAACCATCGCATGGAACTCAGACTTACCCCATTCTTTGATGATAGAGCCGACAGTCAGGTTTTCTTTCCAGAAGTCAGCAGCGGCCATGTGACGACGAGATTTCTTATCACGAGGCATGATCGTGCATTCAGACATAGGGACACGGGTGTGCTCGTCTGTGTTAGGATTGCGGACGCTCACTGTACCATCCGAGAAACGAATGTAGCCGACACCACTCAGGTTCAGACCCTTCTCGTGTTCGAAGGCGAAGTTGACACCAGCAAGGTTCTTGTAAGGTTCAATCTCCTCATACTGGAAGGTGCGGTTGTAGGTTTCCACCAGTTCTTCGTCAATGGTGATGATGATCGGTTGTTGTTCAGTCTTCATTTGCGCCATGCTCCTCTGCATAAATACGTGCGTGTTCTTTTGCTTGGTTCATATCGGTGAAGTCACCGTAGAACTCTTCGTTGATGTAAAGGGAGTAGTATCCGTAGACCCAATCCTCTTTGATGTTAAAAAGGAGACCCTTATAAAGAGCCTCCCAATTCTTGAAGTCAACAGAATCCCAACCGATCTCAGAAAAGACCATACTCATCCTTATCTTCCTTCAGTGCTTTACGACGAACCCCGTCATCACCTCCAAGCTGATGTGCCAACCGGATCGCTGCTGCGTCTCCAACAAGTTCACCTCGGAAGTACAGTTGAGGTACTGTTTGATGTTTCGCGACGAAAAGCTCACGAATGTTGTCTGAGAACACCACTTGGGGTTTCAACCCCGCATTCTCAAGATGAATCTTCATACTCTCACAGTGAGGGCAACCTTCCCGGCGAGAGATCATCACAAGTCCGTCAGTATACGTATCCATATTTCCCATCTACCCTTCCTGCATAACAAGCATCATAGTCATCCCAATGGATCGTGTAGGGTTGACCTTTGTATTCAACGTGCATGATGTCTGAGAAGAACAAGTCATTCTCCGGAGACATTTCTGTTCCTGTCACCTTGATCATAAGGTACTCACCTTCAGTATTTCCTTGTAGGTGGAATACCTCATCATAACCGTCTTGCATCAGAACTTCTCCAACACGACAATCTCTTTGTAGAGATCTTGTAGTTTCTTGCCTTCTGAATACAGCTCGAAGCTTTCCTCGGTGCCAAAGACAATCACGTCAGCCCAACCTGCTTGGAACACTGATTGAGGGTTGATGAACTCTGCTCGACCAAGGGAGTGTTGGTAACGTCCGATAGTTGCCGTCATCCGACTTGCAACGTTATTATCGAAGGCACTGAACCGAAGACGGTTGTTCAAGTTCTTCATGAACTGATGAAGGAACATTTCATTGAACTCATCCAGACCGAAAACCAGAATGCTCACATTCCGGCGTCCCAGACTGACCGCAGCATCTTTCACGATCTCTTCAGGAACCCGTTTCAGGACTTTCTTACGCCGTTTGGCAGGGGTTGCGGTTGCTTTCTTAGGTGCAGCCATTCTTTCTTTACTCCAATGTTTCTTTGTTTTCGTTGTACCAGTCAGCGAGGCCCAGAATGGTTTCCCCCGCTTTAACGCACCCTATCCAGAGTTCGTAAGCTGACTCAGTAATCTGTATCAGTTCTTGATCTGGTTCAGGGTCTCCCACGTCGATACGACGAGCGACGATTTCACCCTCGTCACCTTTGGTTTCATAACGCATCACTACATCACAGTTGTTCATAACGATATGCACTCTCACTTCTCCTCTGCTTTGAATTTGGAAACAGTCATACCGATCCGATCGAAGATCCCGTCAGAACCTTGGACGTATCGACCTTTTTCATCACCTTCCTTTTTGAAGACCTTGTAGCGTTGTCCGGTCTTGTAGAACTGAGTCTCCGCGCCAATGCACTTGACATAGGAAGTAGTAGGGCGGTAGGTGTTATCTGCTACGATTTGCATGTTATTCAAGCTCCAAACGTTTACGGATTTCTTCAGGTTTCAGAACACGGAAAGATTTCGCTCTAAGTCTTTCTGCACGTTTTCTCAGTAGGATCACAGGTCGCATGGGATAGCCGAGAACGTACTTCTCGTAAGCGTCCATGATAGCCTCTGATATGATGTGGATCAAAGAGAACAGCACACCCCAGATCCAGAGAGGGAAGCTTACTACGATACTCAGATAGTAGGTCCAAGCGGCAGCGTAAAACTTCATACTTGGCCCACGTAGCTCTTTGATCACCATGCACACATAGAAGTTCCAGAGGAACATGGGTAGGTACTTTTTTAGTTTCTTGTTCATTCTCATTTCCTTTCAAAGAAAGCGTTGATTGCTTCAACGTGATAGCGCGATACAGTATGCCCGCTATCGAAACGTTTTGGGTATTTCTGGTGTATAAAATCACACCACGAGTCCCACATCTTCTGTGAGCCGCCCATCTGAGTTGACTGACACATGCCGATGTAACGCCAGATCTTTTCTGGGTTGTACTTCTTAGCGGTCTTCCTCATAACCAGCGCATCAGAGTCTACACCCATGATAGTAGCATTGTGAGTATCGATACAGCCGATCTCATGGCCTGTCAACTGCAACACGAAGGAAGCTTTGGGGATGTTCAGACCATCGATCTGCATCAGGATCTTGATCTTGTCTTCCAAAGAGAGTCTGTCATCGAAGGTACAGGTGTGGAACATGTCGAGGTAGTCACAGGCGTGATTCAAGCCGTTCTCTTGCACCTTTGAGAATTTCACACCGGGTTTCACAAGATAGAACGGTCGTCGGATCGTTGCCATCACAAACTCGATAACTGACAGAAAGTAGTCAGAGTCATCTTTTGCATTCATTGCAATGATAGGGACGTGAGTAGCGTACATGTGTTTTCCTTTGGTTACATGTTTGGTAAGGTTGCCCACCCCATCACAGGGTGAGCAGAATTCTCTTAGGCTTCGCAAGCCGCGCAATCAACTTGCATAATATTACGAACAGCCTCTTGGGCCATGTTCTGACCCTTCTGGTAGTAGAGCGACTTGATGCCTCGCTTCCAAGCATGAAGATACAACGCATTGACATCCTTCACAGGAGTCTTTGGATGGATCATCACGTTCAGGGATTGGGCTTGGTCGATGTAAGGTTGACGATCAGCAGCTTGATCGATAATCTCACGTTGAGACAGTTCCCCAAAGGTCTTGAAGACAGCCTTCTCGTGATCCGAAAGGAATTCAAGGTTCTGAACCGAACCGTTATCTTTCAGGATACGCTCCCAGATACCACGGATGGTTTCTTGGTATTCGTAGTCATCAACACAACCAGCTTCCAACTGAACCTTCTTATCGATCAGAGCCTCTAGCCACTTGTTCTTGACAGTGAACTTCCCTTTAGCCGAGACCTGAGTGAAGTAGTTGCTGTGCCAAGGTTCGATCGAAGGAGAAACCTGACCATGAATGAAGCTGGAACTCTTGGTAGGAGCGATAGCCATCGTAGTCACGTTACGGAGACCTGTACCTTTCATCAGTTCAGGTTCACCCCAGAGCTTTGCCATATCACGGCTTGCTCGCTGTGTCTCTTCCCAGATGTGTTTGTGCATTTCAATATTGATAGCACGGGCCTCTTCAGATTCGAACGGGATCATGTTCTTCTGAAGGTAGGAGTGATAACCAAGAACACCAACACCAAGAGCACGTTGGTTCTTAGCGAAGTTGTAGGCAGCTTCCATGTGAGGAATGTCTTTTACCTTTTCGATGTATTCGCTCATCACGGCATCAAGGAAGATGGTGTACAGGTAGACTGCGCTGGTATCTTTCCACTCATCGTACTTCTCAAGGTTCATCGAGCCAAGGTCACATACAAAGCTTTCCCTCATGGACGAAGCCAGAGCAATCTCAGAACAAAGGTTCGATCCATTGATCACCATACCTTTCAGCTTGTAGACTTCAGGTGCAGCATTGTTCATGTTGTCGTGGAACACGATGTAAGGGAAGCCGGACTCAAAGCGTTTCCGAAGAACCCTTGCCCAGATCTTTCGTTTACGAGTGTCACCCGCAACCATTTCCTCAAGCCACTCGTCAGTGACGGTAACACCCAAGGACAGGAGTTGGACAGGATGACCTTCCTCTCGTGCTTCAAGGAAGTCATCAATGTCAGGATGATTCAGAGGAAGGTAAGCAGCGAAGTTACCACGGCGAACCTGACCTTGAGATACAACATCGATAGCGTTGTCAAAGGGTCGCATGAAGTGGACTGGACCATCCGCTTTTCCTTCATCGTCTCCGATTGGAGAACCCGAAGGTCGGATGTCTCCGAAGTAGCCAGAAGTACCAGCGCCATGTTTGGTCATCATCCAGACTTCTGCAAGCTTGGACGCCATACCAGCGATGTCATCCGGTATGTAGCTGTTGTTGCAACTGATTGGCAGACCAGAACGACCAAAGTTAGCCCAAACAGGGCTTGAGAGGGAGAACCAGTTCTTTGCCAACATAGCATAGAATTGATCACCGATACCGGGGATACCTGTGATTTCTTCCAAGCGATCAGCAATCGCTCGTGCTCGTTGTTCGAGAGTTTCACCGTGGCGCAGGTAATCACCGCCAGTAAAACGTTTCGTGTCTTCGTTATTCCAGTAGAAAGTTTCGTTTGTCATTATTATTGGTCCTCTTAGAACAAGTCGTCGTCAGCGAAAGATTGAGTGGATTTACCGTAAGCAATGTCTCGCTTATGGAAGAAGTCATAGTTACCTGTACCAGTAGATTCTTCATCCATCCAGTAGGTATACTCCAATAGACCACGGTCCAGAGGGAGTTTTACATCGAAGCCAATGTCCTGCATCGACACATTGATCCGATTGGTGATGTAAGCAATCAGGATGTCATCACTCAGACCTTTTTCCGAGTAACCACCCATGATCCAGCGGATAACATTCGACTCAGCAATCAGAGCTTCTTGAGCTTCATGTTTCACACGGGCAACAAGCTCATCATCGAACAGTTCTGGGTACTCTTGCCGAAGAGTGTTGATGATACGGATGCCAACATTCGCGTGAAGCTGTTCTTCAACACGAGTGTACTCTACCTGTTGTGCAGTATCTTTCAACACGTTATGGAAACGGTTGAAGTGGTTGACGATCAAGAATTGGCTGAACAGGGACACGTTCTCGACGAACAGCGTGAACAGTGTGATTGCATAGATGTATTGTTTCCGGTCATCCTCATAGGTTCGTTTGTTGTATTTGCGAAGATAGTTAACACGACCAGCTACCACATCTTCTTTCAGATTTGCCTCGAAGGCGTCAGTTAGACGGAGGACATCAAGAAGCTTCTCATAGGCTTGGTTATGGATCACCTCATTGTTTGCCATCACATAACCGAGATCTTTCAATCCGGGGTGAGGGAGGTTGTCACCAAGGTTCGCCCAGAAGGTCTTCACAGCAATCTCAATCTGGCCGATAGCAGAGAGTGTACGAGTGATAACCGCACGCTGCTCATCAGTCAGGTCTTGATGGAATTGCTTCTTGTCAGAAAGAAAGTTGAACTCATTAGGAGTCCAGTGAGTAGACCAGATCGCATCAATGAATTCTTGCGTCCACGGGTAGAGGTTAGGTTTACGAGCGATCTGCTCTTCGAACATCATGGGTGATTCTCCTTATTTCAGTTTCTTTGATTTCGGTTTAGCGACAGAGATTGAGGCTCCCGCTTTAACGTCACCTATCGTAACTCGATCAGGTGTAATGATTTTCCGGGTCTCTTCTAGGAAGTGTTCAGGGTAGTGAGCCTTGATGTCTTCTTTATCAAGGTGATCCACCATGTCATCTTTGTTGTTTCGGTAAGCGGTCTTCAGAAATTCCGCATAGTCTTTCGGTGTATAACTCATGTTAGTTTATCCTTTCCTTTGGTATTTTGGTTTCGTCCATCAAGGACTGAGCATAATCAAAGCTCGCGTGTGGAATCACCCATGACTCCTCAACTTCAACGGCTTCTTCGTCGAAGATCTGTGTAATCAGTGAGAACAACTCAGGTTCCTCTTCTTTGATTGTTTCTGGGTTCGTGTGGTTGTACATCACCATCAGGACGCCCTTCACGAAGAAGGGGTCCATGAGCAACATATCTACAGAGTTAAAGCGGAAGTCAGACAACTTCGAAAGCTCCTTTTTCAGTCATGAAAGAGTCGTCACCTTTCTGCATACGACCTGTCATGAAGTCGTAGAGGAAGGCACCGGATGGTCCTGTTTTACCTGTGTAGCGGCATTTCAGAACCTTTGTATTCACTGTGTTTCGCTCATCTTCATCATTTGAGGCTTGATTACGGGCGAACCCGATCACGTCAAATGCAATCTGTTTGATAGAGCCTGAGCCTTTGATATCATCCAGAGAAGGGATCTTGCCTTCCTCGAACGATACCTTATCGTTAGGTGTTTTACGCAGGTGACTAATCAAGCCGATCCATACGTCATACTTCTTGACCAGCTTCAGCAGGTCGTTCATGATCTTGTCAATCGCCTCGTTTCCTGAGAGTCCATCCATACCTTCAGATACCAGAATGGTGATGTGGTCAACAAAGATCCACTTACAACCTTTGAGGCACATGTATTCAAGGTGGTCCATGATAGAACCATCATCGATAGAGCCTTGGTGGTCAAGAACGAGAACATTCCCATCACCAAACACATCATCAAAGCCCGGTTTCAGGTCATCGATGTCGATATCTTCAGCAGCGGGGTTGCGATTGATTGCCATACCTGCCAACTTACGGGCAGTCTCTTCTGGACTTTCTTCAAGGGTGACAACGCCGATCCTTGGTGTTTGTTCCCACTCATAGTTCTCCATACTTGGACAAAGTTCGATCAACTTCTTGTAGTTCTCTGTTTCGAAGAACTCTTCACCAGCCGTGATCAACTTAGCAATCTGACTGAGGTGATACATGATCTCCCTCATCAGTGTTGACTTCCCAGAACCAGTACCAGAAGTCCACAGAGTGATCTCTCCGAAACGCATACCACCAAGTTTCTCATTCAGACCTGCCATGAAGGCGGGGTAACTGATACTTGGTTTCTCGTTGTAGTTGACGACACGTTCCCAGAGATCTTTGCCGTTGAGGATAGCAGCAGGGGAGTACTCAGTGGCATCATAGATGTAGCCAAGGACTCTTTCGATACCCTCTTCACGGGCGACATCACCAGCATCCTTGTAGCCACACTTTACGACCTTGACCTTATCATAGCCAAGGATCTTAGCAGCCTCTTTGAGTGCCTTCTCACCAGCAGAGTCGTTGTCGAGCCAGAGGATGATTTCTTTGAACTTCCTCATTTCCTCCCGTTCTTCTACGAGATCTTTGACCCCAGTGGAGGAACGTAGCGACTGGACGGGGTACATACGCCCATACTTTCGGTAGTAAGCCTCTTGGATGACAAAGGTATCATCTTCTCCCTCTGTGAGAATGAGCCGCTTTCCGCCACTGAACAAGCCTCGTCCAAAAGTACCAGAGACCTTCCCGACCGACCCTTCAGAGAAGTCTTTCGGTAGGATCCTTTTCTTGTATCCTTGTGGGTGGAGGTTTTCGTCGAGGTTGTAAGCGTAGTAGATCGCCTTCTGGGTACCATCATTGTTGTAGGAGATACGACAGCGGTAGAAGTCAACAACCGCCTCCGAAACGCCGCGATATTTGTATTTGTCGGCTTCGTAACCGTCGAAGATTTTGTTGACGACTTCTTGGGGATTAGGTTCAACTGCTTTTCCACGTCTTGATGTGGTTCGCTTTGTTGTGGTTTTCCGTCGAGGTGCTTCGTCCTCGTCTTCTTCAATGAATTGAGACATGTCAACATCATCATCTTCATCGTCGTCAGAAAGCCCGTCATCATGTTTCCTTTTCTTGGGGTCAATAAAAGTGTCAGTGTCGAAGTCATACGATCCCGGTCGCCAGTGATGGTTACACTCACCATTGAAGCAATGTGCAGACCCATCATCGTAGACCGCTACAGAGTCCGATCCACCGTGAACTGGACAGGGTTGTTTTGGGAGAACGATCTTGCTTGGCATTAGGATTCCTTACTTCTTGATTTGTTTAAAGACTGCGGCAAGCCACGTATTCAGGTAGCCAGTCACAAGCCCTTTCAGGATGAGGTCGTTGGAGCCAGCAAAGATGCCGACCCCAACAAGGATTAGAGATAAGAATGCTACAGCAGCAACGATGTATTTCACTTTGGTGATCTTTCCTTTAGACGTTTGTTGACCTTCGATACGAAAGTCTTTGTTCTGTAGGTAGGCTCTTCCTTCGGGATGAAGCGAACAGCCGCGATTGTTGCGTTGTAAGAAGCGAACTTTTCAGGATCAGAGGGCAAGCGCAGAGGTAGAGAGTTGCTAACCATTTGCAGATAAGCTTCTGCGTAGTACAGACCACCTTTTGTCTTGTAAAGATCAACGATCTCAAAGTCGAAAGCATCCTTACCAAGAGCCTTGATGTCCTTGTTCAACACATCTGATGAACCTGTGTAGGTGCGCCAGCTATGCTCCTTCCCATAATTCGCACTACGTTTCTTTCCCATCACTCTGAGTTGTTTCTTACCGAAGTAAAACTTTCCATCAGACTTACGAGTGATGCAGTAGATAAAGCCGAACCACTCAGAGACACGAAACTTCTTCGTGAACTCCCAATGGCCTATTTCATTCGCGCCCAACAACGGGCTTGGTTCCAGTGATTTCTTCGTATTCTTTCGGGTCAAAGCTCCAATTATCTCCTTTGCTTCGCCAAATGTGGAGAAGCTGCCCATTGAACAGGAGTTCTTTGTAGCCTTCTTCCCCGTATTTGAGGTCATATTGTTGTACGACAACTTCCTTACAGTCCTGCTCATTCTCGCAAGGCTCAAGTAGTTTCGCTGCCTTCTTAGGGCCGATACCTCTGATACCGGGTATGTTATCGATCGAGTCACCTGTGAGCATTTGCTCCCAGAAGAACATCGCCGACTCTTCAGGTTCCATATACCAGAACCGTTTATCTTTGTCATCTGTCTTGGGATCGAAGTGATCTCCGGGGATCAGGTTGAGGTCTTTATCAACAGAACAAACAACGTAATTACCAATACCCAACCTTGTAGCCCAAGTTCGAATGGCATCATCTGCTTCATAACCTTGACAGTAGTGCGCACCGTATTCTTTAACCGCCCACATACGGAGGTCTTGAATGTAAGGTGCTCGTTTCTTGTTGTTACCAGCCCGTCCTTTGTGCAGCTTGTACTCAGGATGGATGTCGAGCCGCCAGTTATCTTTACTGTCACCAATCGCCATTGAGTATTCTTCACAGTGAGACCTTTCCAGTGATTGCCGCATGAAGTGACGGAAACGGGACTGAGCCTTCTCGATTGTCGGCTGGTAGGTCAGGATCGAGTCTTCAAGTTTCTTCTCAAGACGAGCGATCAACTCGTTGTCACCTTGGAATTCCCTGATCTCTTCGATCTCTTCTTTCATTTCCTCTTGTTTCTTCTTGCTGATAGGTTTTTGCCAACAAGCCATGTGGATAAGAACGTCCCCATCAATCAGGAGACGTTTCTCAGGAGCTTCATCAAACTCAATGATTTCTGGTTCAGCTGTCATACGAGCGTACCTCTTTCAAGTTGAATTTCATTTGAGAAACAACCTGTTGGCAGACGTGTCCGATAAACGCCTCGTAGGCATCACGCTCGAATTCGACATCGTGTACTTCTGAACGACGAGTGATCACGATCTGACCCTCTTTTCCGTCCTGAACACTATCGATGACATCCTTTACGATGCTGTCCAGACGCGGCAGTGCTTCGATTTCGAGACGATATTCTTTGGTTTTGTGGTTGGACATTAGAGTTCTCCTTCAGGCCATACAGGCTCAAGTGTGTAAAGTTTGTCGAGTTCAGCTTCATCTACATTGAAAGCTTTGCAGATTGCAGCGAAGGTTGTGATGTGCATGTGGACTTCGTCGAAGACCTCATCATTGAATTGGACGAACTGGATCATACGGTTCCGCTCGTCTACAGTAACCCTGAGAGGATTACCTTCTTTGGTTTGGAGAACCCGGACAGTCATCCGGGCCTCCTTTCGTTCTCTTGAGATTACAACATCAGGTCCGCTCACAGGAGATACCTCACGTTACGAGTGATATAATCAGGACCATCGCTGCTGTAGCGATAGATCAAAATCTCTTCGTGCTTCGAGAAGTAGACGTCCATCCAGACTTGCCGACTCACACAGAAGTAGGTGTGAAGGTATTGGCAACAGTCAGTGCCACGACAATCATGTTCATGACGCGGACCCTCAAGCGGAAGTTCAAGTTGTTGTTCAGACATTAGTGTACCTCGTAGTAGTCGTTCCCTGCGATACAGTCACCGCAGACCATGATATCTACACCGAATTCTTTAGGAGCTTCGGCGAAGCACTCCATTGTGATTTCTCTTGCTCGTTCAACGTACTCCTGTGGTACTTCAAAGTTCATTTCATCGTGATAGAACAGCAACATCCGGTGAGGGATGTTCTCTTCCTTGAGACGACGCCAAAGCATCGCCACAGTCGCCTTCATCACAACAGCTTCAGCCCCTTGGATCAAGTAGTTGAGTGCCTTGTGTTGAGACTCACAGTAGATCGGTCGAGAATCAAGTCCAATGATAAAACCTTGGTTCTTTACGATCGACTTAACACGCTTGATCAACTTGTCCAGCCTAGGGTAGCCAGCCTGAAATTGATCCTTCAGCTTGTTACCAACGTGCTCTGGAAGACCCAGAATACGAGACAGTTTAGGTCCACCTGCACCATACAGGAAGGCGAAGATGAAGGGTTTAGCGTCAGGGCGTGGGATTGTGATACCCTGATCTTTGAGGACTTTCCGAGCAGCAGCAGTCAAGATGTCTGCGTTCTTCTGGTGCATGTCACCATCAAGAAGCTCTTTCAGAAAGTCATCATCCTTCATGTAGTGGGAGAGTAGGCGAAGCTGACAAGCTGCGCTATCGGCAGAAACGATTTGCCAGCCCTCCGATGCGACGAACAACCCTCGGATTTCTGGGCCAAGAGTTGCCTTGCCAGACGGAAGGTTAACGATGATAGAGTGTGTTTGTCGGAAGGTGGGTGTTCCAATATTGAAAGCGTCGCCATGTAGACGTCCCTCGTCGTCAATATATTCTGACCACCCTTCAATGATACTCTTACGAGAGCGGAGGGTGTAGAACTCGTTGATAGCTCCAGCACCTTCAAGATGTTCGAGGGAACTCTCGGTAATCTTAGCGGAGGTTTTCCGCCAGAACCGCTTTCCGTCTTCATCTTCATCCCATTTTCCATTGTATTCATCGGGAACCCATCCAAGTTTGTAGAGGTAGGATTTCACTGCCTCGGTATTACCAAGGTCAGCATCTTCGAACTCAACACGACAATAGTCACCAACAACACCATAGTTGTTCTTCACTGTAGCATCATCAGGAAGGTCAAACCACTTCCGGGTATGGTGGTCCATCTGTCCCGACTTGGTGAACTTGACCTGTTTAGCGTACTCACCTTTCTTGTCGTAACCTTTCTTGTCACCAGACTTCTTCCTGACAAGCTTCCCAAGACGAGGATTAATATCATCAGCAATCTCTTGCATCCGAGCTTCAATCTTCGAAACAACCTCTGGCAACTTCTCTTTGTCGAGACGCCAACCATTGATGTGCTGCTCAGTGGTGACCCGGTTCATGTCGGTCTCAATCTGGATCGCTCTAATGATCTGATTGTCACCTGCTTTACGGATCCACTCCTTGAGTTCATCGATCAAGTGAAGGTAGATGCGGAGTCCAAGACGGACGTCCTGCTTCATGTAGTCAAACATTTCTGGTGTGAAGACTGAGAAGTCAGTGAACTCACCTTTGAAGTCTTTGAAGAAGATACCCCAACGACCCAGAGAGTGGCCCTCTGCCATAATCAGTTTACCGGGATTCTCTCCACGGTTTTTCTTACCTTCGCGGTAACGCATGTACTCCTTATAGTTTGCATCAAGGTTATTGAAGCGTTTGTAGTTGAGAACCTGAGACATGATCAAGGTGTCAACGAATTTGTCAGGATCAGCTTTCCAGTCAATCCCTTGCATCTTCGCGTAAATCTCGATCGCTTTCTCGTCGTAACCAGAGCCGTTGTGAGCGGCCCTGATATCGTATTCTTCCAACTTGTCAAGGAACTCTTGGAACTGCCAAGGCAAGAACCAGAACTCCTCTTCGGTGTCTGCATCGATAATCCCGGCGCAGTGGAACTGAGTCAGGTATCGAAGAAAACCATCGAATTCAGTATCGAATACACAGCGTTTTTTCGTCAAGTTATTGACCTTTCTCGTCTTTGTAGAACTCATGGAAAATGTCAACACCTGACTTTGAGTCTTCAAACATCTGACGTTTGATCTCATCCAGTTGAGACAGCTTACCCATGTGACGCCAAGGAGCGAAGTCACGCTTCTCACCATTCAGGTCAGCAATTCGGTTGTGAAGATCCATCAGGTACCAGATAGCCTTCTCGACTTCTTGACGTTCATCGTCCTTACGTCCAAACCGTGTCTGATACTTCAGAGCATGAGACAGAGTAGGGCCGAGGTAGGGGTGACACTTTGCACCGATGTGAGCAGCCAGATCATTGAAGCCGATGTCACGACCTTCAGCCAGCGCCCGTTCCAGTTCCTCACCGGGAACCAGTTGGTGATGTTTTGCTTGGACGGTGTTCAGTTTGTTGCGATCTACAGTGTTGCTCATTTGATAACTCCTTCTTTGGTGATTACAGATTTCAGAACTCGTGCCTCGGACAACATCTGAAGCATCAGTTCGTAGTTCCCGTAGTGACGGGTCATGTGCTCAGGGTCCGGTTCAGGGAATACCACCCGACGAACCCCAGCTTGGATTAGTGTACCTGCACAAGACGAGCAGGGAGCGAGAGTAACATAAGCTACTGCATCACTCAGATCATGTTTCGCTGCATTGAACACAGCATTCTCTTCGGCGTGTTTTACCATCGCCAGTTTGACTTCTCGGTTCGCATACCGATCATCCCGATCATTGACTCCACGAGGGAAGCCGTTATAACCAACACCCAATACGCGGTGCTTTGAGTCAGCCAATACACAGCCAACCTTGGTACGGGGATCTTTGGACCAGCTAGCGACAAGCTCAGCCATTTCCATAAAGCGTTTGTCCCAAGAGTGCATCATCAATTCCTTTATCAGTCGTTTCTGTACTCTGTTCACAGGAAGGTCTCTTGAAGATCCTTACCCGTGGCTTCTTTGAACTCGATCTCTTCGAGGCGAACCCGGATGAAATAGTCGAAAGCATCTTTGTTCAGAAAGCCCATGAACTCTGCTGCTAGTTGTTCAGCTTCTTCACGAGGGGAACCACCATCGAATTCGATGATCCCAGCACGTTCATCGTAACAGTACTGCATTTCTTCAAGATCTTCACGGGTAGCGGCGGGTTGGTAGTTGTGAGGCAAAGCATCATTCCTTTTGATGTAGAAGAGGTTACAGGACAAGATAGTCTCCAAATTGGTAATTAAGGAGAGACCATTACAGTCTCCCCTAAGATTTTCAATACTTGGATTTAGAACGGGATTTCATCGTCATCGATGTCATTCGACGGACGTTTTGCTTTGGACTTCGATTTACCTTTCGGTTGCTCGTCTTCCTTGTTGTCCCATTCCTTCTCGGCGTCTTCACCGCCTACAACTTCGAATTCGTTATCGTCTTCATCCCACTCTTCACGAGCTTGCGGGACGTACTTGACCAGACGCTTAACTTTCACGCCCATCAGGACGGAAGCCACGCCTTCGACCAGTTGACCACCTTGCTTGAAGGAGTAATCATACTGGAAGATACGCAGGTCTGCGATAGACTCATTCCCGATGATGTTCGGATCCATTGCTTCGAGGGTATCGCCGCGCACTACTTCAGGTGCATCCTTTTCGTCACCAGCAGCATTGAATTGCTTCTTACGAAGCTTCATACGCCAGTACAAGATCGGGCTTTCCTCGTCATCTTTGTCTTCACGAATAGCGCGAACAGACTTTGCTCCAACGAGTTTCTTCCAAGCCTGAGCTTGAGCTTTCTCGGTGGTCCGACATTCAACTTCCCAACCAGTAACTTTCTCACCATCGTCTTTTTCATTGATGACGGTCGGGCGTTTCGGGTCGAGTTTGGTCCAGTGCAGTTCTACGTTCTTGATGATAGCCATTTGCTGTTTTCCTTTTTGGTATACCGTTATGGTGTAGTTATGAGGGTTTTCTCTTTAACGCACCCTATCGTTTAGAGTGCAGTTCCTCATCTATGCGATTGAGGTAGACTGCCATAGCGACAGTCAGGTCTTTGAGAGGAGCATCTTCTGCAATCTCTCGGATGGTTGCCCAAGAAGCTGTTCCATAGCGGGGTTTCTTAGGTGGTTCATCTTTAACGCACCCTATTTCTTCGGGTACCTTAGTTTTCAACAGAGCAAGGATTGGTTCAAGTAGTTCTTGCCAGTCCTCTGGAGTAGCATCGTTGTTTGCTGCTGATTTCTCCATGTAACCAACAAGTTCAACCATCTTTTTAACACGACCTTGATTGGTCTTGTTTATGAAGTCACTCATGCTTCATCCTTCTTGAAGTATCGGTGATAGATGTTTTCCAAACCACGTTTGTCAGGATGCTTTCTGATCCACATACCTGTACAGGGTTCGAAATTCTTCTTGAAGAAGTTGTCCATCTTTCTGTTCTTTGTACTTACAGAAACATCAATCTTGTAGGAGAGAGCATCAAACTCAGCATCAGACATGATCGAGTCATCTTTGTATTCATAAGCATAAGCAGCAACAGAGAGACGGATACGGTTCCTTCTTTCTATCTCCACAGGAGAACCCCAGATAGGGTCCCCCTCTTTAACGCACCCTATTTTTCCCATTAGAATTCAAGGGCAAAGAGTTCGGCCGCTTCATCCACCTTCTTCACTGCCTCATCAGGTTCCAGATCAGTAACCTTGACAGAGAACTCACCTTTGCAGTGATACCAGCAAGTGGCACTGACGATCAAGGCATTTCCGTTACGGCTTACCTGATACATGTTGGTTCCATCACCCATACAGGGCATGTCCCAGATCTGGGCAGAGTCGAGAACCCAATTCACCTCTTCTTTCTCACGATCGTAGTAAGCAAACAGGTGAGGGAGTTCGAGGTGGCTCTCAGGGATTCGTTCAAGTTTCATGCTTAGTAGCTCCTGTAACCATTACGGAATTGAGTCAGTTCACGGGAAAGATCCAAACTGGACCTTCGGACAGCCCCAGATTCGGGACTGCCGTTGATGTCATGATAACGAGCGAAGTACTGATCCCTTGCCAAACGATCCTTGTAACGTTGGATCCTCTCAAGGAAACGTTCAGCTTCAGATTCGATACGGTTCAGATGTGCAAGTTGCATTAGTCGTCATCCCTTTCCATGTTGGCGAGTTGTTCCCGGAGTTTCATTTTCTCTTCATGCTTCCGAGCACGTTTCTGTTGGCGTTTCCACTTGGTACGTTCAGGACCGGGTGCTGGGCCACAACACACACAGTTAAGACCTCCCGGCCCGATCCCTTTCGATTCGCGCTTTTTCTCGTAGCTCATTTTGTATCCAGATTATCCAGTGTTCACAGTTGTCATGGGGGTCATCCTTAGAGGAATTCGGGTGCTGGACCACGGTATACCTCCTCCAACTCCCCCTCATAAATCTCAGCGTAGTAGTTTGGCATGTCCTCACGATCAATGATCATGAAGCCGACTGCATCTTCCCACTTCTCAACACATTCTGCAATGAGAGTGGTATGAGGATCTGTCTCCCAATCTTCGGTCAGGATCTTATAACGCTTCCCAACTTCGATCTGAGGCATGATCTCTTCGAAGGTCATCTTATTCTGTTGCATTTTCTTCCTTCACTCCACAGTAGATTGATTTTCCCGGTTCAACGCAAAGCACTTGTTGGTCTTTGGTCACAACCATGTAAACACGGAAGTAGTCGTAGTCGTTGTCCGTTGCACACCACTCAGCATGTTCAGGGCCAGACTCTTCGATTTCTCCCGTCTCTTCATTGGTATAAAGGTAAGAGGCTTGACCTCCTACCCAACCCCCATCGAAAATCGAGTCAATGACGAGAGTTGATTGAACGAACGCACCGTCATCAACATTGTTCAAGATGAAAACAGTATCACCTACTTCAAGAGAATGCAAAGTCTGAGGAGAGGATTTCAGAGACATCAAGGTTTCCTTTTTCTGGCATTAGATCTTCAGAGTCGAGTTGTCCGAGGATATCTTCGAGCGGGTTCGCTGCATAGAGATCCACGAAGGTTTGTCTTACATGGCGGAACAGTTTCTCCATGTTACCTGCATGGCAACCAAAGGAGTCGTGAACAACTACCATAGGGTAGTCAGCATAGTAGACAGTGATAGTGAGGTGAACCGCATCGAGACTATGCACGATATTAGGCGCTGCACCCGTTCTTTGTTTACTCTCATTCAGAGTTGCCTCTTCCCAGACCTGAATCTGGGTCCAGAGAGTACGATCATTGTGCTTGAGCTTGAGACGAACACTCTTAGCTTTCCGGTAGTCCTGAACCACAGGGAAGCGGGTCAAAGGGGAACGCCAAGCGAGAGGTTCACTCTTCCCATTGGAACGGTCAGCAAGAGCCTCAAACATACGCAACATAGCCGCTGGACCTTTAAGTTCTGCATAACAGGTGTTGTAGACCAGTTCTCCCATCATGATCCCCCAAAGATAGTCTTTATCCCGGAGGTAATCAGAAAGCTGGCGAGTATCTTCGATCACCTGTTGGCCCATACCGTATTCTGTCCCACCATAACCCAGAGTCATAGTGTTCCTTTTAACGGTCTTTCTTCGGATCTTCGGGTCTGTCACTCCTGCCCAATAGACAGGAAAGAGTTGTTCCCGGAGTTTCCTCTTGGTGTGTTTCCAGTGTTTCAGGTCAGCATAAGCAAGAGCCTTCCGTTCACTCTTTGGTGGGGCATCAGCGTAGATTTGCTGTAGCCGTTTCCCCTCTTCAAAGGTCTCTTCGAACTTCTTCAAGATCTTCTGAGGAAGCTCCGAGCACATACCTTCGATACGACCCCAAGCCTTGTCAGCGATGAACATATAAACATCACCGGGCTTCTTCTGAGGTACAAGGTTTACGAGAGGGGCAACTTCCTCATCCTGAGACATAGCAGCAAGGTGTTGGACCCCGTTGTTTGTCCCGTCGATGTAGATTGGAAGCCCTGACTCAAACTCTGATACAGGATGGTCTTGAGCGAACTCAAGGGCAGCCTTGATCTCGATACAACAAGCAAGGAAGCTGAAGGCTTTTTCTGCTTCGAGCCATTCCTGATTGCTGTAAGGGTCTTCAGCGCAAGCCCAGATCATAGAGAGGTGATCCTTCGCCCACTGAACACGGTCAGGAAGCTCAAGTTTATCTTCACCCCAAGAGTTTGTGGCATGGAAGTACAGCCACTTCATTCCATCCTTTCCCAAAGGAACCTTCTCATCCAACGTCAGGATACCCTTAGCGTTATCAGAAGACTGTTCATGGAGGAAGGCTGTGTTAGGGTAGATACGACCCCGGAAATCGAAGTTGTACAGGTGATAGAAAGCATGGTCCAGATTCTTATCAGCAAGTCTCCGGATGGCCTCCATTTCAACCACCATTGACTTCTTCTTCTTCTGGTCCTGTTCCTTCTTCAGTTTGAAGGGTGACTTGTCGAACTTGTCGAGGTTATCCTGAAAGAACTTGTAGGCTTCAAATACAGGACGGTTGATTCGCCAACCCGTTGAGGACAACTTGTTCAGGGTGTCAAACAAGATGTTCATTTCTGGAACAGGTTCTTTGAAAGGATCCAACTGCATCTTGGACCCCTTCTTCACGATCGGTGTCCCTGTTGTCGAGTGGTAAGGGTATCCCGGTTCCCATTGTGCTGGACGGACCTTCACAGGGAACATATCACAGTGATCGTTGTCGATAGTGTCCATCAGGATCTTTAGGCGATCCCAATCTTGAGCAAACAACACAAAGGAACGGTGTTTCGAAGTCCTTGTGTCGTTCTTCTTTGTTTTCTCCTTGGTATAACTGATCAGGCCCATGTCCACAAAGGAAATCAGGATGAACCAACCACCATGAATTTCCTCAACACTGTTCTGCTTGAGCTTCAGCTTTTGTCTCAGACGCCTTCCGATACTGGAAGATACCTCAACAAGTGTACCCCTTCTTTCCAAGGCTCTCAGAACATGAGAGTAGGAGAATTCGATAAGGAATCTCGGATCGAGTTCCGCTTGTTTGATCCAGTAGGCACCCCCTCGTGCATCCAACTTATCCATTCGGTAAGTCAGGTCTACTGTCAATTCACTTAGGACTTTCTCAGCGTCCATTCTTTCTCCTCATCATTTCGAAAAAAATTAAGGGTTAGGAAGCCCCCTCCAACCATCCATAAAGGACAGCCAGAGGGGGCAAGGGTGAGGTCTTACTGTTTGGGGTTGAAGTAGGTGTTTGCCATGTCATAGGCTTTGATCCAGTTGTAAACTGAACCAACGCTACAACCCATCATGGCTGCAGCTTGACGAGCACCGTGGCGATTTGCAAGGATGCAAGCCCGCATACGGAAGTTCTTGTCGTAGTCACCTTGCGGTGCAATGATCTGATCATCACCTTGGGTGTGCAGCTTGACAATACGCCAAGCAGTCGAAGCAGCGATACCAAATTCACGACCCAGAGCATCATAGCTACGGCGTTCTGCGAGGCTCTTTACTTCAGGTTGTTCAGCCAGCGGGATCGCATTCAGGGTGTTACCCCATCCCGTGACATTGTAGTTCGGCATTCCGTTGTCAGAACGGTCCATTGTCTTCTCCTGTTTCTGTTTCTTCGGTTGTTCAACTTTCTTACGGGAAACTACCCGGAAGATCTGGTTAGGTGGCTCGTATGTGGTAATTCCGTTGATCGGAACACAATCTACCGAAAGCCCGTATTCAGGGTCAACACCAACCACAGAGACCTTGTCTTGGAGAAAACACCAAACATTCGGACCTTGCTTGCAGACCATCGCAACCTCATCACCTTCTTTCAGGTTGAGGTCTTTCAGGACTCCCCACTCACCAGCTTTGGTAATGAGTTCAAACTTGTGATCCATACCATAGAGTATACGACCACCGCGACCATTCAGGTTCACTACGAAGGTATCACCTTCAGCGACCACCAAAATCTCATCAGACTTCTTGTCCAGAATACCATTCCAAACGAGACGAACCAGATCACCAGCTTTGAAGTTATTTTCCATGTTCTCTTTTCCTTCTATCAGAGAGTTGTTTAGTCGAGGATTTCCATGAGACCTTCGTAAAGATCTTCCATGATGCTTTCTTCAAGAGAAGACGAAACAGAGATCGCGTCTTCACCCATTTGTTTGGCATTCATCGCCCCCACCAGAGAGGAGAACGCAAGGTTGTGCCGTTTGAGCTCTTTCGAGGGTTCACGGGGTTCAATCCCCTCTACAAAGTACCCTTTGGTACCGATCGTTTCTTTCATCTTCTTGAGTTGTTTCTCCGTCAGATACATATCGGAACCGTTGTCAAAGGTTACTGCGTGGGTTACGAGGTCAGTCATGTTAGCTCCTTGGCTACTGGTTTCTGTATTCTTCGACTTTGTTGATGAAGTCATCGTAGGATGCTCCATTGATCACATCAATCACTGAGCCGATATCGTCGCTATCGTCGAAAATAGCGATAGAGTTCTCGTAGGTGTTGAGAGAGACCTCAATCCCTCCCTCCACGAAAGCTTTCACTCCACGAATCTCTTCATTGAACTCAGCTTTGAAAACGTCAATACGAACGTCTTTCATTGTAGTCTCCTATGAAGGCCACTCTTCGGCGGTGATACCTGTCTTGATGAATTCGCGTTCATCAGCATTCAGGTGAGGGAAGGCATCTTGAATCAGCATTTCTCCACGAAGCCAAGCTTCAAGAGACCCCGCGTCGAAACGCAGAGTCATTGTGTTCATCTTGCCACTGAACGGAGAGCGGCGTTGAACCTCAAAGGTTTGGAAGCCTTCTGCATCAGCTTCCGAGAGAGCTTTCACAAGAAAGTTACTCATCAAGATCTCCTTTCAAGACCCATACCAAAATCAGAGCGACAACAGGAACAACAATCAACCAAGGTGATTGCAGACCTTCAATGATCATTTCTTCCATAGTTAGTAGCCTTTCGTTGCGGCATTGTTGCGGTGAAGTGCGTGCATCATCATACAGCGAACTTCAGGGTAGACTTCCAGTTCACGAGCACGCTTCTCGATGTTCTGAAAGAGGTGATGCTCTTCGTCCATACGCCCCGGTGCGTGGATCGCTTGGAACAAGAAGCTTTCGAGAAGATCCAGCAGCTTGACCACGTTCTCTTCTTTCTGGGTCAGGTCGATACGAAGATCATTCTGAAACAGCCCATAGAACTGTGCCAGACGTTGACCTTCAACCTCATCCAGAGCTTCCTTCAACTTCGGATTGGCGATCTTCGCAGTGAACGGGCTGTCACCGGAAGCCGATTCTCCTGCATCGTGCATGACGATGTAAGCCACCAGAGTCCCCCGATGAGCAAGTTCGGGGAAGAACAGATACAGAAGCTTCACCATACGGTTGCTGTGAGCGTCCGTCAGGTCTTGTGCATTCCGCAGATGAGGGTGAGGATGCGAGTGGTAACGGTTCACGTAACCAGAGGTGTAGAGTTCGTAGCCGAGAGCGATTTTCTCATTGCACATTTTGGATTTCCACTTGTGTTGTTTTCAGGTCGATGAAACGGTTGATACCGTCAGGGTCTTTCAGGACGATATAAACACCATCTTTGAAGTCCAGCACAGGGCAGAACTCCAGTTCTTCATAGGGTGCGATAACGCGAGCTTCTAGTTTATCGGTCAAGGACATTTGCACCATCCTTATCAAGGATGAAGATCACTCCGACAATGAAGCCGAGCGCCGTAGTTCCTCGGAAAAGAAGAAGAGGAGACGAAACCGGCAATTCCCAAAGAAGGAATGAGAGGAACCCGATCACAAATACTCCAAGGAGGAATCCAAGGAATGAGAATATCACAAGCCCGATGATCGAGAGTGCCAGCCTCGGAGAACGCTCACACCAAGCATCAAGTTTGTTGTTCACAGCCTTCGCGGTTTGTTTGATTTTGTTCAACATAAGATTCCTTACTTGCTGAAGTTGACAGTGATGGTTTTCGTAGCGCCTTTGAAGTTGGCCCGAACCGAGAAATCCTGAACCGGAGTCTTCGAACAGGTGATGTTCTTGAAGATCCACTGGATTGCTTTGCGCTCAACTTTACGGGCTTCGTCTGCGGTGAAGATCTGAGTTTGGGTGTTCATAGTGTAGTTCCTTATTGTGCTGCTGCGATAGCGATCTCTGGGGGATAGTAACCGTGGTCTTCTTCGATCACACGGACTTGGTTAGGGTGCGACTCCGCCAACTGGCGAAGAAGCTTCTTGGTGTATTCTCCGACAGAGGTTCGAGAGAACGGATCTGTCAGGACGAACGACCCATCTTCACGGGTCATCCAGTTGTCATGGTGAGCATCCAAACGGAAGGGGTCATGGTGTTTGGTTGCTTCTGACTCTCCATCAAGAAACTCAACCATTTCATCCATAACATCTTTCGGAAGTTCTGAACTGTACAGTTTGGATTGGAGGACCGACCGATCACCCATATCATACTGAATCCAGATGTCTGGTTTCTCTTCGTAGTCACCCTTCAAAGGCTCCAACCGTTCGATGACTCCAAAGAACTCTTTGCTGTTGAAGTCCACCAAGAGTTTCTTGATCGTCGGCATGAAGGAGTACTTCGAGTTAGTTTCAATGCACCGGAGTGCATAGTGAAGCCAACCATCATCGTGAATATCGTTACCGATCTTGATGACGAAGTCTTCTTTGGTAGAGGGGTAAACCTCTGAGTACATACCACAACCAAGGGAATTGCTCCACTCTTCGATAGCCTCACGGGGTTCTTGGAAGAAGTCCGGGAAGGGGTCTGCTGCATCCACAGCAACATTGATGAAAACATTCCAGACGGGGTTGAGGTTCTTCAGGAAGTCCATTTCGCTTTATCCTGTAGTTGTTACATTAATATGTGAAGAAGAGATGACCACCAATCAGGCCGTCAAACTCCATTCGCTTGTTCCACGAAGGGTTCACCTTGTCGGTGTGGTAGTGGTTGGAAGTGATTCCGAGTGGTCGTTCACCTGCAAGGACATCCTTGGCAATAGCGATCGACTGCTCACGGGCTTTAACGTCACCCATTTTGTCAGACTTCCCATCACAGTAAAATGAGAACTGACAGTCGTGAGGCTTCGGTCCTTTGTCCTGCTGGATGACAGCACAGACGTTATCAGGCCAACGACGATCTTCGACCCTGTTCATGATCACTTCGGCGACTGCATAACCCGCATCCGGGTCATGTTTCATTTCGCCACGTACCTCAAAGTAAAGGGCCATTGCAAGGCACATTGTAGGTGTCATTGGTGTTTCTCCTTAGCTCAAGACACTACGGTTGTTTTCTTTACCGGGCATTGCTGCCAGATAAACGAGGAAGATAGTTTCGACAATCGGGATGAAGCCGAGAATCAGGAAGGCCCAATGATGTCCGAGATCATTGAGTCGTTTGAAGCTAATCACTGTGCGGACATAGATTGCCGCCAGCACAGCGATGATCGAGATTGCCGAAGCTTCGGACTCTGCAAGCAAGAACAGAAGCATCATACCGAAGACATAGAGCATCCCAACGAGGAACTGACCACGATTCAGGGCTGCGTTTTCGGCACGAATGATGTTGAAGAAGTTGTACATTGTTTGTCTCCTACTAGGGTTTGGGTTTGGGTCTTACTGGAAGTCGGTCGGCAGGAAGATACGAGCTTCTTCGGTCATGCACCAAAGACCCCGGTCCTGATTGAAATATTGACGAGGGATACGCCATTCCGGGATGTTCCCGTGAACAGCATCACCTTCGGCAACACTCTTACGAGTATTCCAGTGAACAGGGAGTTCATCAACTTCAAAGCAGACGATCGCCCCATCCTTGTAGCGACGTGCATACATCGCAGCCTTTTCTCCGCTGTCAGTCCAGTGGGTGAAGTCCTTAGTTTGGATCCCACCGACCAGTTCTTTTGCTTCAGTCATGCTGCAGCCACGGTAAAAACGGTAAGTCATAGTTAGTTCCTTTCAGTGCCACTTAGGGCGATTCCATTACGGTGTGTCGTTTGACGGTTGCCAGCTTGGCGTTTACCACTTGGTGTTATAGAGTTTAAGGCACCCAACTAAGGGAACCTGCGCCATCATCTTTGAGAATGCCCGATCCTACGCTCTGCACATAGGCACTACAGCGACATTCAAACAAAGGTTGCGGATACGTTTCTCATTGCCCACCAGAGACTTCTCTTGATCAGAGCTTCAAGCATAGGTGAGATGAACTTCATGATACGTTCAGCTAAAAGATTGACAAGAACGCCCATGACGAGTTTTATTAGAGATCCAACAACCAGAGTAAGCAATTCAGTATTGCCCCGCTCCGGTATCTTTTCGATGAATCATAGAAAGTCTCCTTCTTTGATTGCACCAGCTCAAGACCCCCAAGAGGATGTCCAACATCTTAGCGAGGCCAAGAACTGTCAAACAACCTAACATGAAGATCGTAAGCAAGATACATTTCGTTATTTTCCACATTTAGATCACCAATCCGTTGAGGAAGTAAAAGGCGAGAGTTACCATCCCGAAGATCATCAGGAAGGGAACCATCAGGTGAGTTACGATCATCAGCGTCACTGAGAGTGTCAGGACGTGACGAACAAAACCAGTGACATACAGCCACCACAGACGGATGTTACCAGCCTTGAAAAACACAACTGCTTCGATGATGCAGAAGGTCAGGGTTGCCGAGATCAGGATACCGACCAAAGGCAAGGACTTCAGCATTGCATCGAACATCATAGGGGTCAGAGCAACGCCACCCAGAACAGGTGCGATGATTGCGGCCAGAATGAGAACTGTCCGAATCACAGGGTAGTTACGAACCTTGCTACGAACGAACTTCGAAACACGGTTGTTACGGATTGCAGAACCGACTTTGCGAATTCCACGAGCGATTGCTTTGATTACACGGATCATTGTGCTTTTCCTTTGTTGAGTTTACGACGAAGAGGTTTGGTCTTCCGGGGTTTACGAGGCTTGCTGTGATGCATGGCCCAGTTCAGTTCTTCAGACTCAGCCTTGTTACGGGCGTTACGCTCTTCAACGAGAACCTGAAGTGTCTTGTGAGCATCGGTGTACTGAGTTACAGCGACGGTAACTCCAGCGCGACGGTCCAATACACGGTCCTTCACGGCGCGGATCTTCATCAGAACCGCATGGAGCTTCTTCTTGAGGGTGGTGACTGTCGCTTTCACGACTGCGAGGATCTTTTTCATTTCGAGTTCCTTTGGTTTGATAGATCCACTTGGCACAACTTCTTTTTGTAGATTCTTGTTCTGTGCTCTTGTGATCAGGTTTTGTTGCTGATAGATTTCATTCTATCATTATAGATGCCTTAGTTTTCTCACTTTTTCTGGGTCTTTTCCCTCCAAAGTTCTTGACGTTGGCGCAGAGCGTTGTTACACTCTCGTACAAAAAGACGACGGAAGTAGTCGTCCGAGATAGGCCCGTGGCGTCCAGCAAAACGATCTTTGATGACGTACCACAGATCCCCTTGGTCCAGAACAACTGCATCAGCATACCGGATGTTCTCCCGATACTTCTGAAGGACGCCCGGAATACCTTCCATGTAACCGAGTTCACAGCCCGGAAGTACAATCAGGTTTGCATGGGGTTCACACTCCATCATACAAGATCGACGAACAATGTCCAGTTGGAGTTCGAGGATCTTCTTGTCTCCGGCACCGTAAGCCATTGCAAGGTCAATGAGGTTCTGGATTTGAGGGTGACGAATTGCGAAGTTCATATTACTTCCTTTCATGGTTTCTTCATTATAGATGCCTTAGTTTTCTCACTTTTTTGGGTGCGTTTTTGGTAAAAAAGGGCCACCCCCGAAGGGATGACCACAATAGTTTTACCGATATTGGTAGTTGAGTTCTTTGTTCTCAGCATTCACGCTTTGAGCAATCTGAGGAATCATATCCATGATCTCACGACGCGTCTGACGGGTGATGTCACCAGTAACTTCAATGTTGAAGGTAGAGGTGTTGGAACCACCGCGAGCACCACGTTGACCATTCCTGATATCATTCTTGGACAGAACACGTTCACCGGGTTTCAGCATGGCAGGGACAGAGTCTTTACCGTGTTGAGCACCGGGTACGAACGGAACCGTACCACCTACATCAAAGAACTTGAAGCCACCGAAGAGGCTACCAAGGAAGCTGAAGAGACCACCTCCACCGCCTCCACCGATGCCTTTGAAGATGTTCATCAGTCCTTCACCAAGACCCTTGAAGGTATCCGGGTTGAGGAGACTGTCAAACAAGTTCTTGAACATGTCGGAGTCCATGAGGGAGTCAGCAAGTCCTTGAGCAAAGTTATCGATGATGTCATTGGTGAGACCATCAAGCAAGCTGAAGAATGCGTCTTTCAGGCTTCCACCTTTGAGTACACTCGAAATGCTTTCTTGAAGGCTCTGGCCGAAGTTCTCTTTCATTTCGTTAGTGTTCTCCACCAATCCTTTCAAGAGTTCTTCTTGGCGTTCGATCTCACGAGTTTTCTGACGGATTGCTTCGACGTTGTTCACATCAAGCTCATTCCGTTCACGGTACAACTCATTCAAGCGAAGTGCTTCGTTGATCGCTTCTGGACCTCTGAAGGCAACCTCTGGATCAAGACCCAGACTCGACAGACCAGCTTGGGCTTGGCCAACGTTACCACTCAGAAGAATATCCGAGATAGCTTGGCGTTGCTTCTCAATCAGAGCATACTGTTGACGACGCGCTTCAACGTTGCTCAGGGCGAGCTTGTTGATCGCTTTCTCAGCAGTCTCGATTTGCTTCAGCGAGGAAACAATGTTCGAGGCCTCTTTCGCACCAAGTTGTACAGCCGACTCGATCGCCAGACCAGTACCTTGAACAAGGCGTTCAAAGTCAGTCATAGCTTTAGCTGCACCACCAACACCTTTAGTGATAGAGTTACCCAGACCCTTGAAGATACCTTTGATCCGAGCCGAGGCAGCTTCGATTTGAGCTACAGCATCAACTTGTGAGTCAGCACCAGCAGCGCCAAGAGTACCTTCAGTGTTTGCATTCGCAGCAACACGAAGAGCCAGAACGTTAGCAGCCAGTTCAGCAATCTCTTTACGGGTGTTAGGATCAACCTTGAACAGTTGGTCGAGGTCGATATCCAGACCAGAGATCGCAATAGCTTCTGCCAAGAGATCTTCAATCTCATCAGGTTTGATGTCTTGAATTTCCTTGATAGAGGCAATGGCTGTGAACTGGTCTTGGAGGCTTGCCTGAGTGAGCTTCAGAACCGCCAACTGTTGTTCAGTAGCTTTGTTCCACTTTACTGCACCAGACTCGATGTCCTCAATCTGTTTCTCAACTTCACGGAGAGCACCAGACAAGATACCAATCTCATCTGTTTGACCAGAGAAGGAAAGACGGTTAGCAAGACCTTCATCCAAACCAGCATCAAGAAGACGGTTGGTCAAGTCAGTGAAGTCCGCAGAGTCAATCCCGGTCTGAACAGCCCGTTCAAAGGCAAGGCTGAGTTCTGCTTCCAGAGCTTGCACCCGTTGAGCACGATCAGCCCGTTCTTGGTCCGAGAACTGAGTACGGTTGTTGATAGCATTCTCAAGCTGGCGTTCAGCACCAGACAACAGGTTGATCAGCTTAGTGATGTTGAAGAGTTCACCACGATCGATGTTAGCCAGTTCTTGGTTAGACACATCACGGAAGTTCCGCAGTGTATCAATCGAACGTTCCTCCACAGCGGCAGCAAACCTTTGAGGAGCCTCAGCCATCGTATCGTTAAAGTCTTTAACAGCACGCTCGATCAGCTTTGCATCACCCGTAGATTGGGCAGCAACAAGCGAAGAGAACGCATCAAGAGACTGTTTATCAAGAGTCTGTCCACGGAGTTGAAGAACAGCATTCGCTACATTCTCACCCATGATCGTTGCCAGTTGAGCAGGATCTTGAACAGCAAGGTTATCCAAGAGAACCCGGATATCATCCATCGTCTCAAGGTTGTTCCCTTGTACAAGATCCATGATTTCCCTACGGTTTCGAGACTCTTGGTTGAGCAGGAACGGAAGGAAAGCACTTGTGATAGCCTCCGAAGTGAGGTTCAGCGCACCTTGTTCACTTGCAATAGCTTGGCTGAGAGAATCAGAGAAGGTCTGACCAAGTGTTGCTTGGTTGCCCTCTGCCGCTTCCGTAGCCTCCAAGAGTGCTCTCTGCGCAGCAAGGATCTGCTTCCGAGTACCCTCACTTACCTGGTTGTAACGAGCCTCCTCCTGTGCTGCTTTCTGGGACACCTGCTCAAGTCGAGAGGTAGCTTCCAGAAGCTCACGAGCGGTAGAGTCGTCAAGAGACAAGAAGTTGAGGTTCTGCAAACGATCTTCAGTCCGATTGTTCAAGAAACGGTTCGAGCCGAGTTGACCCTGATTACCCAAGCGACCAATACGAGAACTGAAATCTTTCGATGCAGCAAACGTAGAGACGTTCAAGAGGTTGAACTCTGCTTTCACATCATTGATCACGTCCTTGACTTTCGCCATGAAGCTGTCACCTTCACCGAAGAGCATCACATAAGCGATACCACCAGCAGCCACAATACCTGCAATAGCAAGGGTAATTGGTGCAGTGATCGCAGCAACGATCCCAGCGACAGCCCCCGCAATAGCAGTCCCGATGGAAGTCAGGAGGCCACCAACGAAAGAGAAAGCTGCAGTACGACCAAGGAGCCGGAACCCTTTACCTACAAGGTTAACGATCTCAGGCCCGATCAGCGAAGAGCCGATCAACAGGGCGACTTCAGTAAGACCGCCACCGCCACCTTCACCACCAGTTCCAGCAAAAGCCGAAGTAGCAGCGAGAGTGATTGCCGCAGCAAGACCAAGAGTCTTGAGACGAGCAAAGTTAGCCGCGCGACCGATCGTGTTGAAGGACGGAGCCAAAGTTGCATTATTGATCCGGGCAGTCCTTGCAGAAGTGTCTGCCAAGGCACCAAGAGCATTGTCTGCAATCAGGATGGAGCTAAAGGTCAGGTTACGGAAAGCCCCACCAAGGTCTTTGAACATTTCCTTTCGAGCCTTTGGATCAAAGAGACGAGCCGCAGCACTGCTACCGTTTCCGAAGAAACCTGTACCACCAGCGAAGGCTTTAGTCAGATCAACAGCCAGACCACGGAAGGATTTGCTCATAATGAGACCAGCAGTTACAGCGAAGGCCGTACCACCAAGTACACCTGCTTCACTTACCAAACCATAGATACCACCTGCCAGACCGGACACCAGACCTGTGACAATCTCAGGGATTGCGGAGATAAAGGTGTTTACAACCTGACCTGTGAATTCACCCGCAAGGAAGCCAAAGGCAGCGAACACAGAAGGTGAACCAACTGCTTCTACCAACTTTGCAGCCAGACCGAGGAACAACAGAGGGGAGAGTTTGTTAGCGAGTTTCGAAAGGCTCTTTGTGATACTCCCAGTAGAGAACACAGCAACGAAAGCACCAGCGAGGGCCACTTCCATAGACTTCCGAATAGTAGGAGCGATACTTGAGATTGCAGCAGCACCACGTCGGATACCTTCTGCAACTACCTCAATGATCTTGTTTTGCAAGCTACCAGCCGATTCGATCGTAGCTGATACGTTAAAGTTGAACCCACGAGAGGAACTAGAATAGATGTCCTCAAACTTACTGATTACAGAGTCACGGAACTTTCCGACAACACCATCAGCTTTGGACAAGTACGTCTGGGCGAGTTCATAGGTTTCGATTACTGTATCAGTCCACCACGAGTTACCAATCACTTCATCATAGATTTCAAAGAAGTAGTTAGTAATCCGTTGAGACCAACCACGGATATAGTCTTCAGCGTCTCCAAGGTACTGTTGTGCGAGACTACGCACGGACGAGAACGTATCAACAGCAAAAGAACGGGCAACATCAAGGGTAGCTAGTTCTTTGAAGCTTCCGATAAGCTCTTTGATTTTGTCACGGGTTTCGACCACACCAGAAACAATACTTTCCCGGTTCCCAGCCAGATAGTCAGTCAGCTTGACAATCCGTTGAGTGAAGGCATCAGTGAAGCCAGTAGCTTTACTAATGTCAGCAGTCAGTCGTTTGACCTGATCGATCAGAAGAACCATTGCTTTCGAGGAAGTCAACTGAATGTTTCCGAATTCAGCGTTCACTTTCTCAGCCTGATTCAACATAGCTTTGAAGACAACCTCAGTAGTCACCTCACCCTCTTCAGCGAGAGCGCGGAGTCCACCAAGACCGACACCCAACTCATCAGCGATAGCTTTAGCGACACGAGGAAGCTGTTCCATCACCGAGTTAAGTTCCTGACCACGAACAGTACCCGAAGCAAGACCCTGACCCAGCTGGAAGATAGCTGCTTTCTGGGATTCTACAGAACCACCAGAGATAGTCGAGGCTTTGTTCAGGGTGACAACCGCTTTGTTGATGTCCTCAATCGAGGCACCAGAGTCAGCGAGAGCACGGCCCATACGCGAGAAGGATTCTGCCGTAGCAGATACCGGAGCTTTGGTCTTCAAAGAGATCTTGTAAATCTCATCCATTTGCTTTTGGAGTTGGTCAGTACGCCCTACAACGAGAGCGACTTGGTTCTCCATATCAACGAAGCTGTCAGTAGCGCGGTTAATCCCACGTACAGCAGCGCCGCCAGCAAAAGCAGCACCAAGAGAGACCGCAATTCGTTTGATGTTATTAGCAGCACGGGCAGCACCCGTTTCTACCGTCCGAAACGTGCCGTTAAGTTTGTTGATGTCAGCACGGGCCTTTGCGGTATCCGCAGTAACCTTGATGCGAACACCTTTACGGTTCGGTGTATCAACCATACGGTTTCTCCTTTATAAAAAATGCCCAAGACAGTCCCGGTTAGTGGGGCCATCTTGGGCGGATTCAGATTATTCGAGCAGCAATAAGCGCCTGTTCAATGAAGAACTTAGGAGCCTGTTGGCTATGCCCTTGGTTTAGTCTCAAGATATAGTCAGCATCGTTGGTGATCTCTCCTCCGGGAACGAGCAGATATCGTTTCACTTTCCAACGACTACGTGCGTAACCTGTATCAACAGGTGTAACTTTTCTCAAGAGATCTACAGCAAGATCAATACGACCTTGTACATCTTCTTCAGCGATGAGTTCGGCTTCTTCAGCAGCAGCCCTGATTTCCTTGTGGAAGTCAACAACATCCAAACTTACGTTAAACATCTTTCTTTTCACCTCCTATGGCATCAGACATAACTTTTGCGAAGTCATGACCATCACCACCCTTCGCGGTGAGGATCTTCTGAAGGAATACCCCTTGCGGGACTGCACCTTCAGCGAGTTTAAGTTTCTTAGAACGTTGGTGATTGAAGACAGCTTTCAAGCTATCAAATACTTCTTCGGGTTTCTGCTTACCACCATTCATACTAACACTGGACATGATGGACCACGCTCGGTAGTCTTCTCTCCAGCCGTAAGGACGTACTTTCAAATACTTGAACCATCCTTGCAGTTCTGAATAGGGCATTTCATCTACGATCTGGTAAACAGGAATCCCTAGCATCATAGCCAGATCGTAGATAGCTAACTCATCGTCGGTTAGTTTCCCTCAGCTTCCTTTGCTGCTTCCTCTCCAATACCGGAGAAGGCAAGAACAGCAGAAACGAGAGTGTTCAGTTCGTCAATCGGGAATGTGTCGAAGTCCTCATCAGTGAGTTCATCAGCACCATTGACACCAAGGCGGATAACGCCACGGACCAGTGCCATCGGGTTCGAAGGATCATCACCTTCTTTGACACCACCGTGTTCAGCAACGAGTTTCTGGACTTCCATTACTTCCGATACCGAAAGCTTACGGATCACAACTTGATCACCAACGAAGTCTACCGATTTCTCGACTCGCTTACCAACCAGATTTTTCATTCTTATTTCTCCTTATTTGAACAGCTGCGGATTATCATCGCGCCATTTCTCAAGTGTTCGCTTCCATCCCTCAAGGATAGAAAGTGTTTCTAATACTTCACCTGCGGTTGCAGGATCATTTGACCCTTCAAGCTCACTCAGACGAGCATAAACCTTCTTACGGCTAATCTCAATCGCTCGGAGAGAGTGGGTCAAGGTAGCATCCATCACGAATGCCTTACTGAATTTCATGTTCTTTTTCATGTATACCTCATAGGGAGGAGGAACCCCGAAGGACTCCCCCTCTTTAACGTAACCTATTAGGCGATAGTTGCAGGGCCAACAAAGTCACCCTTGATCGAGATGTTAACCACCGCAGTGTTAGCATCCGTCAGCGACGGAGTAACCTGAACAGCTTCGATAACACCAACAAAGTAGAACTCGGTGTTCTCTTTGGACAGAGTTGCACCAGCACCTTCGGCAACAGTGACCTCTTCACGAGCCATCATGAAGCGGAATGCCACACGTTGCTTCTTCAGGTTTTCGATCTCTTCCATTTCGGAAGGAACGTAGTTGACAGTAACGTCCATAGTCGGGGCATCAGCCTGACCGGACACCTGAGAACTCTGTTTCTGACCGAAGACAGGAACGTTGGTGATGTTAGCAGCGTTACCGATTGCGGGGAATTCCCGAACCGAAGGCATACGGACTGTATCAGCCGCGCCACCGTTGAACAGAGCCGCAAAGTCACCAGCAGCCGGAGCAGCAGGGAGTGCGGAAATGTTGCCTTTAAAGATGTCGAGGTACGAGAATACCCCAGAGTCGAGAGTGGAAATATGTGCCATTGTGTGATTCTCCTACGTAAATAGCGTGAAAGGAAGGAGGTACTGCATCATAATCAAAGTGCTATTACCTTCATCTTCCATAGGTTGTGTTAGAGTGGATTTTCCCAGAGTTGTACCTCTTTGGAGTTTCTTACCTTCAAGTGCGTCATCAAGATCACCTGCGATACTGTACCCTGTCTTTCCTGCGTAGCCCTTCTCAGAGAAAATTCGCATCACGAGATAGCCAGAAAGCTCTGTCGCTCGTTGATGATCCAGATCATCTGAGACACCGAAAAGAATAGAGTACCGAACAAAGCGGGTCTCATTTTGAATGTTACCTTGATAGTCATCAGGATAGATCTCTACACTAGCAATGCCACCAAGGACTTCACCAATATCAGAGACTACTTTCTCAAACTTGTTTGCCACTATCAGTTCTCCTTCTTAGCGATAACATCAACCGAGAACTCATTCGAGTCAAAGCTGACGATGCGGAAGGTCTCAGAACCAACAACGAGATCGATGTACTTGTTCAGGGGAACTTCTCTTGCTTTAAAGATAAAATGCGCCTCAATCTGACCTTCTCCATTAATGAAGCGTTTCAGAAGGATAGCATCTGCTGTAACAGTTTGTGGTGTACTGATAACGGTTTGTGTTGCATTATCAAAACCAGTTACATCTTCAGCATTGAGAGTCACACTTCGGACAAGATCACCACAAGCTAGGAAAGCTTGATCTACAGCGTCGTTCAGTGTTTTCCTCAAACTCATTTACCAAGCCCTCCACCAAGTGTTACCCCCACCAGAGCCGTTAGAACCAAAGCGGACCAGAGGACCGACCAAGGAAATAACTGAGGAAGCTGTTTTGGAAACTTTAGACTTTGAGTTTGCATCAGTTAGAGAGATAGAGCCTACCGTAATAGACTCATAGACATTCGATGAACTACCGAGAACTGCACCATTATTGATGAAATGGAGTGCCTGCTCGAACACAGCAGATTTGACCCTTTCAGGGACTTCATCATTAGGTACGGAAATTTGAACCCCAAGTTTAGGGTCGAGGTAGGTAGCCCCATTGCGGGGCCACCCTAGTTTCTGGGAAGAGCTAACAGCCTGACCAATCCAAGACCGCTCATCAACGAAGCGAGTGGCCGTAACCAGTGCTTGTTCTTTGATAGCGACACTTGCAGAAGTCCAGCTGTCGGCATTGAGCCGATCACCGAAGTAGGCATCTGCCTCAGCGACGGTTACATAGCTGTTTGTTCCTACAGTTAGTGCCATTAGCTCTTTCTCCTTCTATTACGCGTGGAAGATCGGCAGGATCGGCAGGTTCAGAGCCGACACTTTACGGGTCCACGAAGCAGCAGCACCATAAGCAGCGTTGGTTGCGAACTCGTTCTCGCTACCTGCCCAAGTGTAACCTTCGGGGTGGAACACGAAGCCCCAGCGGTACCACAGTTGGGTTTTACCCGAACCACGGTAAGCAGCAGCATTCCGATCCAGTTCAACAGGCATCGGAGCCTGAACCGGAGCAAACGACACAGCATTCGGCTTCATAATGAAGGTACATTTGGTGGACTGAGCGTTCAGGTTGCCAGCGGTGAGACCACCAGCCATCTGACCTTGACGGGTCGGCAGGAGACGGAACTTACCATCAAAGACAGTGGTGAATTCGAGTTCACCGTCAGTCACCTTCGTTTCGTCCACGAGGTTAGCAGCACGGAGTTCAGCAATAGTCTGCGGAGAAGCAGCCATATACATGAAGTTCGGTTCATGGTCCTTGAAGCCCATACCCAGAGCTTGGAACAGACGCTCACCACGAGCAGCACCGATACCGTTCGAGTCGAACAGTTTACGGGCGTCGTTAGCACCAGTTGCAGCGGAACCGAACACGGGCGAGTCAGCGTTGATGTCAACGAACATACCAGTGTTAGCAGCATCAGCGTCAGTGTCGAAGTCAACGATACCACCGTTACCACCGCCAGCAGCATTACCTGCTTCAACTTCGGTAGCAGCGACACCCTTCAGAACAGCCATCAGAGCTTCGCCTTGGTCGTCCATTTGGACTTGGGCCAGATCGCGAGCCAGTTTCTTCAGGCCATCTTCTTTGGTGATCACTTCAGCAACGTTCACCTGTTCACCACCGAAGGTACGGACAGTCTTCACGTACTTGGCTTTGTCGGTGCTGATGTCGGTCAGGGTACCGTCAGTCGCATCGGTAGCCGAGGCAACGTTAACGGTCGGGTTCAGGGGTTTGTACCAGCGGAACTGACCGATGTACGATTCAACATCGCCATCAACGTCGGAACGCTGACCCACGATACCAGTGCCGACCAGTTTCTTCGAGTTGGTGTAGGCTTCATGCGCGTACTGGCGCACGACTTCTTCGATTACCTGAAATTGGGAAGTAGAGATAGTCATTGTTTATTTTCCTTCTTATCGGAGTCCTTGAGACCGCAGTTTCTTTTCGATTTGTTTCATAAATTGATCTTGCGGAACATCAAGAATAGATTTGGGTGTCTCATCACCCGTATTAGGGGTTGATCCGGGTTGCGATTGCGAACCACGGTTAGTCTTTTGCTTGAACAGGAAGCTATTATCTTCCAACTCAGTATAGGCGGTAACATAGTCATCGATCGAGGATCCATCTTTCGATACCCAGCTACCATTCTCATCTTGAGTGAGATTTTCAACGATCTCCCGACGAGCCATAGCACGGCTACGGTCATTACGGAATTCAACACCAGACAAAGCATCGTCCAGAACGCGGTCACGTTTCAGAGCAGTGTTTTCATCACGGAATACAGCAAGCTCAGCTTCCAGCTGCTCCATTTGAGCTTTGAGAGCTTCCGCCTCTTTACCTTCGCTACGCAGACGCTCAATCTCAGCATCTTTGAGTTTCTTCTCAGCAGCAGCGCGAGCTTTGGCTTCTTCCTTGAGTTTCTTGTCCAGTTTGTTCAGGGACTCTTTCAGAGCAGCGACCTTGATTTCTTCTTCGGTCAGTTGCTTGTTTTCGGTCTCTTCGTTGGTTTCCTCGTTGGCTTCACCGTTGTCTTCGTTTTCGGTTTCGTCCTCATTGGTTTCTTCTTCGCTTGTTTCACCGTTTTCATTGGACTCCTCTCCAGCGAGTTGCTTGCGCAGACGTTCCAGTTCAGCTTCGAGTTCTTCAGCAGTTTTTGCCATTGTATAGTTTCTCCTTGTAAGTACAACTTACGAAAGTTTAAATTGCATGACCATCACAGACAGCCAGCTTCAGGTTATTACGGACCAATCCCATAGTAGGTTTGACCTTCCGGGATCGGGGCGAGCACTTCCTCACGGCGCACAGGATTAGCAGGGTTGATCAGACCGAGTTCCTTCGCCTCACGGAGCAATGCTCTGTAGTTCTTTTCTGACATACCATGCTTACGCATAGCCTTCAGGGTATTTGCAATCGTGTTGCTCTCCATAGCATCTGCGTAAATCTCTCGCAGTTTATAAACAGCACGATCAGCTTCCGCGACGTTTGTAAAGAAAGCATCGTGGATGGTTCCAGTAGAGATACCTTCCTTCCGGCCCCACAAGTGGAACCTTCGAACGATCACGGCATCGTTGGAGTGGTTGCCGTTAACACCAAGACCAATCGAGGCGTCTGCAACCGAACCCTTACCAAGTAGTTTACCGTCTTCGGCTTCCGCTTGATAAATGTTCATAATCTTTCGGCCAGAAACAGGATCAGTAAAATCGATCCTCTGTTGGAGTTGAGGACGATAACGCTGCATCATGGTTTTCCCATCAAACGTTACCCACGGGATATCTACGCTTTGAGAGTCATTCACATACGTTTTCGCGACCTTCTTCCAGAACTGAATGAACTTTCCCGTAACAGGAGCACGGGCATTCAGGTTCTTAGCCATAATCTCAGCAACTCGTTCAAAGTCCTTCGGCCCGACAAGACCCTTACGGCGATCAGTTAGTTTTCTAACGAATTCAGCAGTATCAGGGTGAATGTCTTCAGCTTCTTTCAGGAGTTTGATTCCAGTGCTTTGTTGGTTATTGACCATATCAATGAGTTCTGAACGGAATGCTCGTAGCTCATCAACAGTCACCGAGGCACCGATACGATCAGCCACCTTGATTTTACCGTCGATGATACGAAGTTGGTTCGTAAGCTCATCTTTGGTCACAGTGATAAATCCCTTTCCTTGAAGGACTTTCACCATTTTGTTTGTTACGTTTGCAGCCTGAGTTGCAGCACCAGCACCATAGAATGTAACCATGTTAGCCGCCTTAGCGCCTTTAGCAAGGTCTTCCCAAGTCAATCCAGCATCACGAAGAGCCGGGATCTTTCTAAACTCAGGGTCATCAATAGTGTCCATAGCAACGAGGTCATACAGACGGTTCTTCTGAGGGGTAGGAACAACATTGGATGCGAAGGAGATATCACGGTCCCTTGTTGAGAGTCCGATAATCTGAGCACCAGATGCCGAAGCATCGTTCTCTACCATCAGTTTGGTTTTGTAAGTTTTCAGGAGACGATCATTGTTGATGTCACCTTTTGTGTGTCGATGAATACGCGCATACTCCATAGCGAGACGGGCCATCTTAGGAACCTCTACACCCTCCGTACTACGGATTAGCGGATGCTCAAGGAACTCACGGATGCGACGATCTCTCTGAGTAGTTTGCAGTAGGATTTCACCGAGTTCAAGTATTTGTTTCTTATGCCTTTTGAAGATCTCCATACGACCTTGGTGAGTCAGAGCCTCTGTACCGGGACCGATCAAGGCACCTGTTTGAAGTCTCAACTCTTCCAGAGCGCGGAAATTCATAGGAGTAGCTTTCGAGTCGTTCAAGAAAGGACGGACCATTTCACCACCAGTAGGTGTCAAGTAACCACGATGATATACACGACCACGAGAGTCAATGTACACATAGGTCTTGAAGGGCTTACCTCTTTGAGCGTGCCACTTAGCTGTAGTCATAAGACCATAACCAGCATCACCACGTTTCAGGATGTCATGACGGAACTCGTTGATAGAGTCATAGTACTTCGCATTACCACGAGGGTCACGGAAGCGAACAACACTATCCATGAAGTCAACAAACTGATTATCAACCTCATACTCGACGTTCATTGCATGGTTCATCATGTTAGCTATTTCATGGTCGATCTGTTTCGGATCATAGCTCGCGGCTTTACTACGGGAGATAATCGGAATACCAGTGTCGTTACCACGAGAGTCAACGTAGGTTTTCTTGTTAGCACGGACGTAAAGACGATCACGAGGATTCACTACACCGAGACGACGAGCGATAGTCACACGGCGTTCTGCTTCTTGTAGCTTCAACATGTCTTTATCAAGAATCTCAACCTCACGGGATACAGTATCACCCCACGAGCCAGAGGCTCTACCAGTGTCCACATCATAGACACCACGGCGGGTTTTACCACGGAAATTAGTTCGGATCAGACGTCGCTTTACCATGTAATCAAGGATACGAGAGCCTTCTTTGTGGTAGCTCTGAAGCGTATGCTTTGTGAAAGGAAGGATGTCTTCGAAGTCTTTCGCCATCTGTTTACCGATAGCAATAGCGAGACCATCATAGTCAGTCATCTGACCAGAAGCCACAAGCTTGACAGACTTAGACAGAGAGTTGATCACCTTATCATCCAGCAGTGCTGTTGAAGGTTTCTTACTCAGAGTTGCCCACTCAGCATCAATGATATTTCGATAGGCTTCATTGAACTTAGCAGCTTGACGGATCCACCATTCATCTTTAGGTTCACCACGTTTCTTGACGTAAGCGTCATACTCTTTCTTGAAAGGAACCATTTCCAGAAGACGTTTCTTGATCTTCTTCTTGGTTGGGAACTTCCCTGCAAGACCGTGGAAGTAGGCACGAGCAGGAGCCTTACCTTTGAGGTAAAGATCAGCCGCGAGTTTGGTTCCATACTTGCGACGGAAAGAGTCAATCTCTCTCTGGTCTTTCAAGATATCAGCGTTCAACTGGTCCAAGGTGTAGTACTTACCCATGATCTGGATCTCAGGTTTGTCCTTAGAACCGAAGAAACGAGCGAACAGATTGTTACGTTTCCTTTGGCGAGTGTCCAGAAGACGTGAGACGTTCTGAACTGCAAAACGGTTCTCAGCCCGGAGTACAGAAGCAAAGTCTTCCCAAGGCTTACCATCTTTGATAGCACGTTCAAGGACAACACGGAGGTTCTCAACGACAACTGTCTGTTGGTTCACCGACACCTTATCTTCAAGACTATCTGATACGCTTTGGATGAAACCTTTGTGCTCTGGACGAAGGATCTTGGAGTTACGCATGAAGTCAAGACGCTCCTGATACAACTGGAAGTTGGGATCATAGAGGTTGTTATTCTTCGCTTCACCAGTCAAGGGATCAAAGCTGTGGTTACTCTCATCGAATTGATTACCAACACGCCGACGAGCCGTTTGCTTACCTTGAAGGGTTGTACCTTTGAAGTCAGTCAGAGCGAAAGTCTTGTTCCAGTCATCAGAGTCGAGTACATACAGGTTTCTTACCTCAGTGCGGAACTTAGGATTGTTGACCAGAGTACTCGGACGAGACACCCGGATATCAACATCAACAGAACGCATCTTCTGACGTGGCGTGAATACCTCTGTAGCGAGGGCAGCCCTACGGCGGAGAGCAGTAATCGATAGTGCATCCCCTGCAGCATTGATGAACTGTTCAGCCTTCAACTTACCTTCTCGGAAGAGGTTCGCTTTAGTTTCACTTCCAAGCATCTTCACTTGGACATCAAAAACTTGACGCTTCAGCCATTCACCAAAGGATTCTTTAGGTGGAGCTTTACCGGAAAGGCTTTGGGGTTGTTTCTTTGCAAGAGCATCTTTGTTGATCCGAGTAGACTTAGAAGCAGCCAATTCAGACTTGCTTTTGAGAACAGGAACCATCGTAGAACGACAGTTGAAGTGGAGTGGTGGCCTGTAGCGTTTCTCGGAGATAGGATACATCTTACCATTGTGATAACGGCAAATACCAGAAGTCCGGCTATCAAGGATAGCGGAGAACATGTAACCTTTGATCAGAGAATCATTGTTCTCCATGACCGACATTACAGCTTCCCTTTGGGTGCTGGTGATTGAAGTTCTCGTGAGTGTGGCTGCTTGATGCTGAGTGATCTTGGTAGTCTTCATGACTTCCTGAATGATCTGATCAGGCTTAGCACCAGCAGCGAGACCTGCCTTTACCTTTGTTTGAATACGTATGAGTTCACCAGAAGAAATGTTTCTGATGTTCCCTTTGAGTGATTTCTCACCCACCATACCCGGACCTGTAATCTCAGCAAGGAGTTCCCTTGTGGAAGGCTTCCGTGTACGGTAAAAATCTCTTGTTTGCTTATAGATCGCATCACTGATAAAGTCAATTTCAGCGGTGCTCAATTCCATAAGGTTTGTTTTCTGCCATGAGAAAAGCTCTGTAGCGAAACGTGATTGTTCTCGACGCAGAGGTTCATTAGAACGTGTTCGTTCTTTGAGGTCTCTACGGAGAAGGTCTCGTAGGCGCTCTCTATGGCGACGGATGATACGGCGATTGCCGATTTGAACGCTCTCCTCAAAGAGACGTACATCACCCATATGATCAACGATCTGATCAAAAATCTTCTGATTGATGTCCATTCTAGCAATCTCCTGATTGGTTAGTTGGTTGCGCCGGGTGGACTTGACACCACCAGTTGTAGGTAATGAACCTACCGTGTTACTTGACACTACCGCGCATAGTTGGCTCCCCCGGCTGGACTCGAACCAGCGACATACGGATTAACAGTCCGGTGTTCTACCAACTGAACTACAGGGGAAAAGAGGCGTCTGCCCCAACCTCATCTTGAGGTCGTTTTACGGGGCTTTACCTAGACGCCGGTAGGTTTATTCTTGGATTGTCACATCCTGCTCTGCTTGAGCATTAGCCATCTGAACTGGATCTTTCTCCATTTCTTCTTGACCTTCATTATCATCATACTCAGACGGGATATAGTCATTCTTCTTCGCCATGTCAAGGAAGACAGAACGAGGGATAAGACCCATCTGATACCACTCCCCAACAAGACGCATACCCGCTTCACCTTGAGCTTGTGGGCTAAAGTCACTCGACATAGTGAATTTGATATCTTCACTTGTGAGTTCCATATCATAACGCCAGTTGATCATGAAGGCGAACACTTGTCGCATTGTGGTTGAAATCTTCTGGTTCAGAGTACCTAGAGAGGCAGTCTGACCAGCATTACGAAGTTCAAGAGCAACACCTGATTCTGCGGTATCCGGGGCCAGCATACGAATACCCATACGTGCAAGTTCATCCATTGTAGCGGAGATAGCATTCTGCATGTCTGTAAGGGATTCAGTAGGCGGAGCCAGAGTATCAACAGTAGTGTTAGCTTCAAGGAACCAGATAGAACCAAGACCAGAGGAAAGGATCTTTGCTTGAGCTTCTTCATCAGTATCACCAATGATGATAGGTGTGTAGGTTGCAGCACCATACATCAAGTGGTTACGACGAGATACCTTATTGTAAAGGCCAACCTCGCGATTGACGAAGGTAAGCAAGATAGGCTCCTCAATGAAAGATTCTCCATCAAGAGGCCAAGCAGGGATTTGTGTAAGTCGTTTGCCGAATTTCTCCGGGAAGTAAGACTGTTTCTTCTCAAACTGAGGTGCATCCTTACCAGCGGCTTCAGGTTCAAGTTCACCATGACGGATCTTACCGTTTTCGGAAGAAGCTTGAGTTCCGCTGTTATCCAATACCCACTCGTCAACGACAAGCAATCCTGTTTCATCCAAATAGTGATCACGTACAGTGTCTACCAGTTTAGGATGCCAAGGGTTATCACTTGTGAAGTGAGGTTTGAGTTGCCGTGTTACGAAACGAACCATAGAAGGAACCTTCGTTACAGGATGAATACCGTGAATCACGTTAATCACACTCTCACCACTAAGCAAGGTAGGATAGGGTTTGATAAGCTCTTTCTGTTCTGGTGTTAGCTGATCAATGATATCTTCATCGACATCAGGTACATCAACATAAACCCACGCAGAAGAGGTTTGCATTTCCTCCCAAAGAGCATTGTCTAGGAAGTGGAAGAGAGAACGGTTATCTGAAGTGAACTTCGATCGAAGCCATTCAGTGATTTCCTCTCGTTGTGTTTCAGGAAGTTCTTCAGGAAGCTCAATATCAGCGTCCTTACGGAGAAGAGCACCAATCATTGATTTAGCATACTGAGAAGTAATACCGGGAAGTTCAGCTTCATCCTTATAGAAGTCATACTGAGCTTGAGTCATGGAAGGACTGAAGGGGAGCAGTAGATTACGGTTGTTACCGTTCTCATCATAATCATTCACTATCGCATCATGAGCTTTAACAGACTCTTGACCTCGAATGATCGCTCGACACTTCGCCCAAACGTCTCTCATGGATTCATACTCATGAGAAGGAGTAGCTACACTTTTCTTTACAGCAGCTACGGAAATATTCTGTTCTGACATCGATTTCTCCTTCTGATAGAGGGTTACGAGTCAGCCCCCTCTTTAACGTCACCTATTGTTTTCTGTTCTTTTTCATCAAGAAAGATGAGCATAGAAAGGGTGGAATTTCGGGAAAGGGAGGGTTCCCTTCTTTAACGCACCCTATTATTCAAGGGGGTTCCCTTATTTAACGCACCCTATCTATATGTGCTTGTTTTACTTACGTTTTCCAAAGAACGACCAGAACTTCCGACTTAGCTCACTTGGACTCGGAAGCTGCCAGAGGAAGATACTCCACACCACCAAAGCAATGATCCAGATCGGAGGAACGTTGTAGTTAGTCTGGGTGACGTTCTCTACTGGTGCTGTTGTAGTGATACCTTCAGGTCGAACGACCGGACGGATCTGACCACCTGTAACGTCTTTGATTACAACCTCGGTGATTTCATTTGTACCAAGGGTTTGTGTGTTTGTTTTACCAACCTGAGCTACGTCAGGGATGATATCTGCGCCGCCGCCTAAAGCAAACTTAGCGATGTCCATGCCGGAACAACCCACAAGGATTGTCCCGACAAGAACTAGGAAAATAATGTTCTTCATCTGTTTGCCATATTCTCCGAGTATTCGTGAAGACCCAAAGCTACTCCTGCGTTAAACAGGGTCGGCATAAAAGTCGTTTCAAGGAAGGTTGCATCGCCAGAGAACATACCCCAACCGAGACAACCAAGGAAGGTGCTTACTGCAAACTCCCGTTTATAGGTCTTGGTGCGAGGTTTCTTGTTCTCAGTCATAACCATGACCTCTTGGGAGTTCAAAGTGAACCCAGTCAAGGAAGGTATGGTCAGTATGTTGACCGTCACCATCCCAGTCGGCACCCCAACGAAGAGGAATGTTCAGTTCTTCAGCAGCAGCCTTCATAGCAACACCGATAGCCTGATAACCTTCATAGTCCGCAGAGTGGTCCATATCATAGAAGGCTTTCACATTGTCGGTCTTCCAAGAGACTCCGCCGTTCTTCCACCAACCGAGATCAACAGCGCGGCTGTAACCTTGGCTATTCGGGAGGTGACGACTGTTCATAGTTTTAGAAGCACCTTTGGCCACCAGACGACGCTGCTCTTTCCGGGTACGCATACCACAGATCACAGTGAAGTCTTCCTTAGTGTAACGGGTCAGGGCCAGCTCAACGACCTTGATCAGATCAGGGTGGACACCTTTCAGGTTACGAACTGAACGGTTACCCAAACGAAAGCCCGTATCATGGCTCTCAAGTTTCGATTTCGATTTAGTTTTACGTTTAGCAGCCATAATGGCCTCCTTTCGCTATTTCCAGTTCCATCCAATCACTGCGTAAACCATCAGTAATCGGAGAACCGAGTTAAGTTTTTCTGCTCTAAGAGCCTCTGAGAAGAGTGCAGCAGCCGAAACTCTATCCCAATTCAATTCATGTAGTGCATAGTCGTGTAGACAGGCTGCTTTGAAATACTTCGGGTTGTGAGGATCTACCAGCCAAGTGAGAGCTTTTGGGACAGATACATCGAAGTTGAAACCCTTCGGTACTGTCACCCATAGGCTAGAACCTTCTACACCTATTTCCCACTTCACTTCTTTTGTTGTGATATACTGTTTGTTACGACCTTGCCAGTACCAGTGTTTTAGTTCTGTAAAGTGAGACATTGACATTACCTCATACGTTATCCAAAGGGACAAGAGTGGCCGGAAAACCCGTACCTGTTGGTTCTTCAGGAAGAAGATCAATAGCATTCCCGTGACGGTGAATCCATTTATAAATCTCTTCATTATCGTAAGCAAAAGCAGCCCGGTATTTGAAACCTAGTTCCAAGGATGTACGGTTTGCTCGTTTCTCAAGTTCATCTGCCAGACCTTTCCCACGGTAGTCAGGATGTACATAAATCAAGGAGCGTACCTGAACAGTATCAGGGTCGATACCTTTCTCGATTGCGGCCTCTTTCATTGCTTCACTCTTGGTCCAGCCTGTTTCACCGGGTTCAGTCATGAAACCGATAGATCCAACAATTCGGTAATTGTCTTCAGCGATCCACAGGTGTAGACCCATCTGCATCATCTGACGGAGTCTTGTACGGTATTCAACAGGATCACGACCACCAGTGATTTCTATCAATTCTCGGAAACGATGACGGAGATCTTTGAGAGGGTGGTAACTGAATTTCATCGCAGTTCCTCCATATCTTCTTCATAGAATTCAACAAGCTGATTCACTTCTTCTTCCGAGGAAGCAGTTTTAATCCCAGAAAGGGCATTAACCCGCAACCTCTCGATCATAACCCCGATATACTTCCAAGCTTGGGAACGCTCATAGAATACCTCTGCAACTTCTCTCGGAGACATTCCAGTAGAACCAATCTCGCTTCCAATGAAAGGGAATTCAGAAAGATCTTCAGGTTCAGTTTCTATAGCGAGGAACGCTTTAGCTTCTTCCTCTTTCTTCATGTAAATAAGCTCTTGCCCTGCGATCGGAGTAATATAGAGACGACGAACTTCGTCAGCTACACAGTTCACACGACAAACAGCTTCTGTTTTGACTTTCTTGAGAGGAGCCTGTTTAGCTTCCTCAGTACGTTTAATCCTCAGCATTTGAGACCTCAATTACAGTGGAGGACATACGAGACGGTTCAGGAAGATCCACCTCCACGGTATAAGATCCTTCGTCTTCGAGAGCGAACTCAAGTTCTGTCTGCTCTTCGGTTGTAGTTACGGAGACAATCGATGAACCGTCTGCGTTATCGATTACGTTGATAGATGTCCCTGCGATAAGTCCACGGATGATATAACCATCTTCGGTCTCTTCAGGGGAAGGTGAGAGAGGTGCCTTGTGAAGCATACCATCCTGAAAGTAGTAGTTTTCTGGGATGTCTTCGAGGTTTACACCTTCAATTACCATGATAGCATTCTCCGGTAGGGAGGGGCCGAAGCCCACTCCCGTCACCAGAAAACCTTGAGCATCAAGCTGAAGGTATTTGACTTGCATTGTTTAGTTTCTCCTTTGTTAGCGAACAAGTGCTCGCGAATAGAGTGTTACGTTACGGACGTTCTTCCAATCGTCGTTCCAGCCATTGCTACTATCCCCCGCATTTTGGGCGTAGACATGGACACGGATACGAATCTGAGTATCTTGGTTACTGTCCATCTTAGACTTCACAACTTCCTGTGTCGTCCAAGAATCGTTAGTAGGGCTATCTGGGAACTGGTGAAGTACAGTCCAGCCGCTCCAAGTCCCACCGTTCTTCTCTCGATATTCGAGGTAAGGACGAGTCCTGTGACGATACCTACTGTAGCTGGAACCACCTTTGCCCTGATAGTAGATCGAGGTACGTTTACGAGTACGATACTCGATCCTAGCCGCAATCTGCCAGAATTCCCCAAGCGAGAAGGGTCCAGTTGTACGAGTAACAACGTCACCATCAACTTTACCTGCACTTGAGTAACCACTGTAAGAAGCACCTTTCGACACAGCACCAACCTGAACCCACGAACGGGCAACAAGGTTATTGAATACTGCATCACCATTACTCGCAATAGCCCAACCAGCAGTACCATAGTTAGTGATATCACTGGACGTCATAGCACCGTTAAAGTTGCTCGACTTCAGACCATTTTGGAAGATACCCACACCAGCAGTAATCGACCCTGTACGGATAGAACCACCGTTGATAGTAGTAGTGCCACCCGGTCCATACGGAACATACTGAACCGCAGAGCCATCCACTTCAACTAGTTGGGGATTGTGGACGAAGATGTAACCATCAGAGTTACTTGTGGTCTCAGTCAAACGGAAACAGATGACCGCAGACTCAGCACCAGAAGGAGCTTGCCAGTTCTTGCTGTACAAGCGCCAAGAACCCGGATCCGCACTCGAAGAGGAGAAGGGGTTCGTATCAGACACAGAGTCCTGATCAATCTGATTACCAGAGTCATCATACCATCGTACTTCCATCAAGAGTTTAGACCGGAGTGCGTTGATACGAGCCGAAGCTTGATACCACTTACCACCAGTTACAGGGACACCACGACGCCAGCTTCCATCAGGGTTCTGAACCCGCAGCTGTGCCTCAACATAACCACTCGAAGTTGTATCACGGCTCGAAGCTACTTCCAGAACAGGGAAGTCACGACCAGACCAAGAACCCGGAGGCCGGATATGGTAACGACCACTAGAACCAATGTTACCAGACTTGTTTAGATACCAGTGTACAACATCTTGGCTAAAGTCCGTGTTCAGGAGCAAGTTACCGCCACCAACACCAATCTTCAGCCTGTCAGCCGAAATAGTGTTAGCTTTGATCTTGTCACCTGTGATGGTGTTAGCTTTGATGTGCGTTGCTTCGATTGTATTGGTCGAGATATTCCCGCCCGTGATCGTTGCGTTTGCGATCTTGCCACCAGTGATGGTCGAGTTCTTGATGTTAGACGCTGCAATCGTAGAGCCAGCAATCTTGGAACCCGTAATAGTTGAGTTCTTGATCTTGACATTCTCGATCGTACCATCTTTGATCTTAACGTTCTCGATAGTCGCATTGGCAATCTTAGCATTCGTGATGACACCATTCTTGATATTCGCCGTATTAGCGATAATCTCGTTGGCACCAACATGGTTTGCTTTGATAGAGCCATCAACGATCAACTTACCAGCGTTCTTACGGTAGAGACGAGGAACACCGAACTGAGCACGAGTAGAACCGTTGTTACCTTTGATCAAACGAATTCGACCATAGATAAATCCAGCAGGGATGTCAATATCCCCAGCGAAGTCCACAGCATTATAGTTGTTGCCAGTGTTACCCACACTACGGAACGTATAATCAGTCCCGTTAGTGCCAGTGAACGTAGGATTCTTAGAAATCTGGATATCTGCATACACATAACCAGCATTCCCCAAGCGGTTCCTTGCACGGTACTCGAACCGAAGCTTCTCACCAAGAGGGTCGAAGTTAATGATATGCTTGGAAGTCGCTACTTTGTGTGTGTTAGAAGCACCATCAAGTTCAACCCCGGTTGTACCACCCCAATCAACACCTGTAGGGATACGACGAGTGATACCCGTCCACCCATCAGGGTCAGCGAAGTCCATATCAGGGTTCAAGTTAGTGAAGTCACCAACAGCAAGCTTTGAAGCCGTAATCGATTTCGCAGCCAGTTTGTCAGCACTCACAGCACCCGCTTGGATCTTCCCTGCCGAGATCGCATTAGTGGCAATCTTACCAGCAGACACAGCATTCGCCGCAATCTTATCCGAAGTCACCGCGTTAGCAGAAAGTTCAGAAACACCAATCGTATTAGCTGCAATTTGGACTGCCGAGATAGAGTTCGCAGCAATCTTTTCAGCAGTAATGGCTCCGGTCATGATTTCATTACCAGAGATCAGAGTTGCACCAGAAGGGCTATAAGGAGTCGCTTCAGTAGCTTCTGCATGGGTTTCCGCAAGCATAGGTTTGTGAACAAACACATAACTATCCGAACCACTGTTTGTACCAGTCTTGTAGATGATAAGCTGGGCGTAACGTGCAGCAGTAGGGGCTGTTACGATGTTTGAAACCATAGGCCAGTCATCGATAACCTCCGAACTCCCTTGAGCACCATTATTACTCCCAATGTCATAGGCATCGATCCAAGAGTTATCAGCTCGACGGAATACAACAACCGCTCTCGCAGTACAACGGTGAACAGACATCTGCACAGAGGCCGAGTACTTCGCACCCGGTTTACAAGGCCAACCGTAGGTGCTACTTCCACCCATCCTATGAAGGTAAGTGTTCATAGTCCCTGAAGCAGTACCTCCCTGTCTAATCTCAAGAACACCATGTCCCCCAGACCACCCTTCAGAACCCGGACGGATCCGCCAAGAGTGTTGATTCTTGAAGGTCGTACTATCATTTGAATAGTTGGCTACGGTAGAAAGACCAGCAGTCCAGTTAGAGTTCTCAATCATGTTCCCGCCGTTACCCACTGCCAATTTAGCAGTAGTCACAGCACCAGAAGCAATCTTCGAGGCTTCAACAGAACCCGCAGCAAGTTTGGCAGTCGTTACTGCTCCTGCATCGATCTTACCAGCAGTGATAGCGTTAGCTGCGATCTTGTTGGCAGTTACAGCGTTGGATGCAATCTTCCCAGCAGTTACCGCTCCTGCATCGATCTTACCAGCAGTCACAGCATTAGCAGCAAGCTTATCGGCATTTACAGCACCAGCATTGATCTTCACAGATGTGATAGCATTAGATGCAATCTTCGCTGCAACGATAGCATTTGAGGTGATGTGCCCCGACTGGATCGAGTTTGATGCAAGCTCACTTGCAGTGATAGCATTAGCTGCAATCTGACCTGCACCGATTGTGTTAGCCGCAATCTTAGCCGCCGTGATAGCTCCTGCTTCGATCTTCTCTGCTGTAATAGCATTAGATGCGATCTTGTCAGCAACCACAGCTCCAGCGGCAATCTCACTAGCTGTCACGGCTCCAGCGGCAATCTCACTTGCAGTTACCGCATTAGCAGCAATCTTACCAGCAGTAATTGCATTCGCAGCAATCTTATCAGCGACCACAGCATTCGCAGCGATCTTATCAGCGACCACAGCATTCGCAGCGATGATACTCGCTGTTACTGCATTTGCCTTCAGTTTAGGTGTAGAAATGGCATCATCCGAGATCTGAGTCTCAGTGATCTGACCTGACGCCAAGCCGAGATCCTCAATAATCTCAATAGACCACTGGTCGAACAGAGTACCTTTACCAGAGTTTGATGTGTCAGCCCAGAACCCGAGGTAGTCACTACCGCCCGCAACAGGGGTTGGTACATCGTAAGTGAAAGAGAATTCCTTCCAAGACGATGTTGGTGTGAACTTCTGGAAACCAGAGTTACCATTGTCAGAGGTAGAGTACGCTACACCAAATTCAGAAGCTGCATTCGTGGAAGGAGCTTTCGCATAACCACTAATACGGATCCTCTTACCGCCGAAGCGAAGAGCAACCAGATCGGGGATCGTGATAAAGGGTGCTCCTGTATTGCCACCCCCACTGGGGTTTGACGCATCCGTGAAGGTGATCAGTGCAGCATGAGTACCAGAGTACTTATCCGTCGAGTCATAGCTAACCGAACCATTTGCTGGTGTGATCGTATAAGGAGAGTCCTGATCCATAGTGAATACAGGTTGGTCCTTCAGAGTCGCACCTTGAGCAAGCTGATTTGCTACAATTTCCCCGGTAAGTTTAGCCGTGGCTACGCTGGCGATTTGACCGTCAGTCAGTTGGCCAGTGATCTTGCTTGCAGCGAGGCCAGCAATACGAGCTTCATTGATCGTTCCCGTCAGTTTAGCTGAATCAATAGAAGCAATCTGGCTAGATACGATATTGCCAACAAGTTTACCAGCACTAATACCAGCAAGTTGAGAATCCGTGAGTTGTCCAGCGATCTTTGCAGCATCCAAGTCAGCAATCTGGTCACTTGTGAGTTCACCCGTAATCTTGCTTGCAGCGAGACCAGCGATACGAGCTTCATTGATCGTTCCCGTCAGTTTGGCAGCATTCACAGTATTGATCTGATTATTCTGGATCTGACCGGAGATATCTACAGCAGGGACTTCAGCAGTCCAAGCGCCATTGTGATACCTATAAGTCTTGCCATCAGTCGTCAGAAGGACAACACTAGAACCCGTATAACCATTAGGGTCAGGAAGTGTATTCACAGTCTTGATCGGTTCGAGGCCGAGAACAAAAGAGTCCTCACGAACGATCCCAGCGATATCGTCACTTGTAACACCCGTCAGAGCAGGATCTTTAGTTACGACGTTCACTTTAGTAGACCATGCAGACTTGTTACCCGAAGTGTCCACAGCACGGACGTAGTAGTCACGGTTGTGATTATCAGGAAGCCCAAGATAAGCATAGCTGTTGTCAGTTGCTTGTTTGACGTTTGACGGATTTACACCCGGAGCAGAAGCGCCCACAGTCCGTTTAACAACCTCATAGTAAGCGAGGTCAGTGTCACCAACTTTACTCCACTCCAACCAGACGGTATTGAAACCACCAGTACCACTGAGGTTCTGAGGTACCGCAGGAGGTACAGAGTCTGCCGCTGTGGTGTGCTGTTGAGGAGTTAGATACCCACCCCCTTTAGCAGCCCCGTTGTAGCTCTCTACGGTAGCCTCTAGCAAGACTCCGCGAGGATAGTCACGCTCAAAGGGAGAAGCAGGAGCATCAAAGATACGAGTCTCACCAGCATTCACATCAGTGATCTTCACACGGAAACCAGCAACATAACCCATATCAGCAGGGTTAGTCCAAGATACAGAGAAGTTAGCCTTACCGTTATCATCGTCTAGAGTGGACGACAACTGAAGGTTTGTAGGGTCAGCCGGATCACCGAAGACATCATCAGGGTCCACTTCAGAAGAAGTAGGACGGACAACGATCGGGGTGAGCATGTCACCACGAGTACCACTATAACCTACAGCATCCACCCAGAAACGGTAATCAGTGTCACCGTCAAGACCAGTCACCTCAAGATAGGTTTCCCGTGTGACTTGGTTAGGAGTGCTAGGTTTAGTAGCCGACTTAGACCAGTAGACTTCATAACGACGAGTAATGTCCGCAGCCGGGTTAGACCAGTTCAGGTTAGCACCATTAGTACGAGACTCGCCAAAGAAGCTGCTAATCGGAGCAACAGTTTGGAGGTTGTTCACAAAGACGGTAACACCATCGTTCATGATACGAGCAGTACTCTCAACGCGAACATTGAAGAAACGATCTGCACCATCATCATACTCAGCAGGGATGTCAAAGAACCTACGACGAGTAGTTCCAAGTTGTTCCCAATCAACATTGTTGGTACTGGTGCTGATGATGTATTGGCGAACTTCTTCATCCAGAGGATGGTTCCAGTTCAGATAGCCGTTGCTGTCAATAGGAGAACCGTTACGGATCCCTTGGTTATAAGCCAAGTTACGAACGTTGGCAACCGAGTTGTCATAGACAGTACGAGGATCCGGGATCACCGAGTCCTTTGAAGAGTAAGCCAAGTTCGTGTAGTTGAATTGAGAAGCAGTAAGCTCCACGTTCATACGATTGGTGTACTTCAAGGTCTCGATACGGAACACCCGGTTAGAGATTCCAGCAGCTTCACTATTGAGCTTGATCAAGTCACCTGTTTCAAGAACGATACCACGACGATCAAGTGTAAAGCTCACGATCTGTTGGTTCAAAGAATGACCAGAACCGGGGTTCTCGATCTCATCACCGACATAGATACGCGACTGGCGAACCATGTTCTCAGCCTTGGCAAGAGCCAAATGACGAATAGAACAACCCGGAAAGAAGATTTCCTGTTCAGAAGGAACCTGATTATCTTCCGACATAAGTTTCTGATGGTTAGCATCACCCCACTGAGGCCAGCTAACAGAGTCCATCACAAAGTCATGCTCTTCGTTCTTGAACTTTACAGTCACACGATTGAGACGATCTGCCGAACCCGGATAGGAAACGGTCACATCTTCAGAAACGATGTAACTATCATCGATCTCCATAGCGATGAGTTGGTCTTGTTCGACCTCATTCTCAGGGTAGTCAAGCAGAAGCTTATACTTACCTTCCGAGAAAGTCATTTCAGACTCACCCATAGTTTCAAGGAGAAGTTCGATGTTGTCACGGAAGTCACGAGAAGTGTCGATAGTAATGTTACACTCATAGAGCTTCACAGTACGGTCAGCAAGGAGTTCTGCCCAAGCACCACCAGACCATTCGAAGATCTGTTTAATGTCTTCAACATAAACCAATTCACCGTTCTCTTTACCGTTACCGCGATCAGAGAGTTCTTTCACACGGCGGTCAACCGGAGGAACACCATTAACACGACCACGGGCAGTACCAGTGATAGTCTCAACAGTAGTATCACAGATTTGAGCAGCATTATAGAACGATCCAAGGTTGATACGAGACAGATCAGGCTGATCACCAGCCAACCACTGTTGTGCATTCAGATTACCAAGACCCACACCACCGAGTTCACGGGGTCTCAGGAGGTAGTCCATCAGAACATACGAGTTGTTGTTGGAGTAAGCTTTGGTGTCGAGCGAGATAACACCATTGTTCTCTTTCAAGGACCAAATACGCTGACCTTTAACATAGGCCGAGATATTAGGGACACCTTGGTAGTTGTAATCGTTACGGTTCAGCCAGAAGATCGCATTGATCCAAGCTGCATTCGTAAACTTGTTTGTATCAGCAATACCAGAAGCAGTTGCAGAGATGTTATCTACACCACCGTCAAGGTGTGCTTCGAGCATGTGACTGAACTTACCTTTGTCCCAGCTTTGGCTGTTGACCTCAATATCGATGAATTCATCAATACCACCAAAACAGAGGGCTTGTTGAGTCAAGAGATACTGGTTCTTGCTGGAAGAGTGGTCTTTGTCAGTGTCCAAAGGCCAGCTACTCAAAGGATAGTTAAACTGTACCCAGCCAGAGTTAGCGGGATTCTTACGTTGTTTCACATTGTTGAATGTCTTATGGATAGTCCGCACACCAGCGATTTTCTGAGCACCATAAGTAAGAGGAAGGTTGATAGGCTCCCCGTCAACGACGAGATCGAAGCCCTTTTGTTTATCAAGCTCTGCTGCCAGCTTCTTTTGACGCCGACGTTGATAGAGCATACTAGCGAAGGTAAAGGCGATCGCCACAGCATTAGCTGCAAGGAACGCCCCAATCGCTGCGAGGAAAGGAAAGATCATTAGAGTTTACCCCATTTCAGACTTGTTTCTTCACTACCCTCGAAGATCGCATCAAAAGATGTGTCTGTGGGATCGAACCGTTTCATACCGTCCTTAGTGGTGAACATAGTCCCAATCGCATCCAAATCGGAAAGCGGGGCAGTACACTCAATGACGTTTATACGGTCATCCAACGAGATTTTCTTGTCCGTCTTTGAGACAAGACCATCATAGTAGAGAAGAGTTTGATTACCTCCAAGTTGAGGTACGCCATCGACAGTGAAGGCCATTCTAAGAGTTACAGGGCGGTGAACCACACCTGCATCAAGTTCATTGTTGATTGCTGCATCTACACCAGAAAGGAAGAACCGGAAAGATTCCCTGTCAACCACGTTAGAATACCTAATCGGGTCAGAGGAGACGAGCGGGTTATTAGAAAGGAATGTTTTACCATTCCAAGTGATGTTAGCACCAAAGTCGGTGAAGTAGTAGTTCTGGTTCCAGTTTAGTTCCACCAGAGAGAAGAACCCTACGTTATCTTGAGCAAGGATGCTAAGGATTTCGCTTGCATTGCCTTTCATTACACAGCCTCCCAGAGAGCAACACGATCAACACCAGAAAGAATACCATCTTGGTAGGTGATCCCTTTCATCATGGTGTCATCCATGTAGTAATGGAAGGTGACATCATCATAGACTTTGATGTTGGTGCCAGCAGGGACACTCTGACGGAGTCTTGGGAAGATGTTCATGTTCGTGTTTGTTGATCCAGCAGCTAAGACCTTCGAGTTAGTGAAAGCGTACACCTTGTTATGGTTTGCAAACTGAAGGAAACCAGAACGACGAAGACGAGCAGGAGTAGCACCTGTATTATTGATAGCAATTGTTTGGCTGTTGATCGGTTTAGTTGTACTCACTTTAAGCTGAGTAGCATCAGGTTTATCAGTGATACCGATGTTGTGAACAGTAGAAGGCATCATCATAGTTCGAATGTTGCCCATTTTAGTTGTTGTTTCCCAGAAGAGACGGTCATCACCATCATCATTCAGGATGCTGAATTCCAACTCCCACCGCTGAGAAGGATGAGTGGTTCGATCAATACTTTTATCGAGTTTCTCAACAGTCCATACAGTCTGATTCGACCGGATAGTCAACGGAGCGAGGATGTCATAGTCGAGCCATTTGTAGGCCATTTGAAAACCTCCTTAGTTTAATGGAAAAGGGAGAACCACAACAGCTCCCCCTCTTTAACGTAACCTATTAGATTCCGTATTTGTTATAGACCTTGACGAGGTCTTTTACGATACCAGAACGAACGATGTCATCTTCTCCGAGTTCCACCGCATCGAAGCCGTTAGCGAGGTATGGGAAGGCATCAGGTTGTTCCTTTGACACTTGTTTCAGAAGAGTGACGATCCTATCGAAGTCTTGTCCTGCTTCTGTTCCTTTACGCCGATCTGCTTGAGTAGCATCACCAGCAATAACCATAGTAGAGCCTTCACCAATACGAGTGGTGATAGCTTTGAGTTCTTCCGAGGTAAGGTTCTGTGCTTCATCAATGAAGATGAACGCATTATCCCAAGAGCGACCACGGATCACTTCCAAGGGTTCCAGTACAAGGTTCTCTTTCTTGAGCATACACTCAGGAGCACCTTTACCGAGAAGATCTTTCAGAACATCAATCGGTTCAGCAAGCCACTTCCATAGCTTCTCATTAACATCACCGGGGAAGGCACCAAGAGAAGGGCCAGTGGAGACGTTAGGACGAGCTAGAATGATCTTCCTGATTTCTTTGTTCTTATACATTTGAGCAGCAAGTCCAACAGCACAGTAAGTCTTACCAGTACCAGCATAACCTTTCGCCCATACAAGAGATTTCTCTTTGATAGCATTGATCAGACGATCTTGGTTAGGGGTTTTGGGAAGGATGTTGATTTCTCGACCTTTCGAGGGAGTTTCGAAGGGAACAACATTATCCTTGCGACGTGCTTTATTTTTAGCCATTATAGACTCCTTGTGTTGGAGAGAGAGTTGAGAGGAAAGAGGGTGGGAGACCCCAAACGGGATCCCCTTCTTTAACGTAACCTATCCGCGTCATAAAACGGATATAACCAAGTGGGACACCCAATCGAAGTAAGGGTAAGCGAATCTATTGAAATTATTTAAATCATAATATCTCACAAAAATCATGTGCAACCTTTACAATTCAATCAGTTAAGAGGAAACCCCAATGAAGGGATTTCCAGTTGTTGTAGTAGTTAGAAGTTGAACCCTTGCACGACCCCTGTACGGTTGTGTTTGACAGGGAAGCGGTAGTCGGTGTAGTATCGGATACCATCACCCCAGTGCTCGACACCTTCTTTCTTATCTAGTTGTGCGGTGTCAGGGTTATTCTCGACCCAGATGGTACGCTCCATAGAACGGATTGTATTAGTGCATCGTGGGTGGAAATACATGTTGATATCACCTCTCGCATTCTTTAGCTGTGAATTGACAGCGTTAACAGAGTCTACGATCGGAGGAGCTTTAGGACGAACCATAAGCTTGATACCATGTTGTTGTAGAATGCTGAAGTCAGTAGTACCAACAGCAGCACTTGTTTTACGAGCCTTACCAGAGGGGTCTGGATAGGCAATCACTTTATGTCCTTTGTCAATGTACTTCGCCTTGAGAGTCTTAGCAACCGCAGCCGTATCAGGATGACCAGAAATTTCGTCAAGCCAGTGGGTTTGATTACCTCGAACAGCACCAATGACAGAAGCCATGATCGTTTGTGTTCACTCAGAGTCGTTAGTTCTGAGCCGTGTTTGTTAGTTGTGTTCTTTACTTGTTCTCGATTAGGTATCGAATGGCGTTCTTAAGGAAAGTAGTGTTGTCCCTGAACGCACCAAGGCCGGTATTACAGTGTCCACAAAGAACACCACGAATATGACCCTTACCGTGACAGTGATCTACACAAGCAGAAACACCTGTTCTACTACCTCGTCCACCTTCAAATTCGATAGGAGCTTCGCAGATAGCACAGCGATGATCCTGCTCAGACAACATAGCATCACGTTCTTCCAGTGTGATACCAAACTTACGTTTATAGTACCATCGTGTTTGCTGTTCCTTGGAACAATCTTTACAGTAGGTTTGTTTTCCATCTTTTCTAGCGGCGTGGGAGCCGAAAGCAGAGAGAGGCTTCTTCTCTTTGCATACACAACATTGTTTCATGTTAGGTCTCCTTTTCAGGGTTCTAACAAACACAGCTGCATGTTTCCATACAGACCAGACTATATCATCACCTCACTATAAGGTGTCCTGCGCTTCCGCTCACTTGAGCGTACTCCCAAAAGGGATAGTCGTTGCACCTTCCTCCGGAGAGGCTTGGCTCAGGATTGCCCTCAGCGTTACTGTTAGGGGTTTCCCTGAATTCACAGGATTTAAAGTGGGCTATCATACAGCAACCCACGTTGAAGTCAATAGCAACATGAACAGTCTCCTTAGCCTCAAAATCAGGCAGAGAGCTATCCACATGCTCTTTACGTTTGAACATATAGAAGACGTTGTTACCGGAGTCCTCGAACGAAGCTTCATACTCTCGTGCGAACTTGAGAGGGTCTAGGGTAAGCTTAGCTCGTTCAATCTCTTCATCATCAAGATAAGGACTGTCTCGGTAGGTATAGTGGTAAGATTTCCACAAGGGATCTACTTCACCACGGTTAAACATTTCGTAGAAGTAGTTGTACCCCATAGGGGTAGAAATGATCAAGGCACGTCCCGGAGAAGGAGCACCAAGCTTTCTTGCGTTGTTAGGAGACCAACGGGTAGTGACACAGGGTTGGATAATACTCTCCCAACTCTCTTTCAGAGTCAGGCCAGCACCCTTCCAAGAGCACACCTCGTCAGCAACAACAAAGTATTGCCCTGTACCACGCATACGTTCAGAAGCCTCGTAAGACCAAAGCTTCAGGATAGTGTTATTAGGGAGCCAGAACTGTCCGGCACTCCTTGAAGACTTCTCTGCGAACTTCTCTAGACCGAGTTGGTAAGCAAGCAGAGGGTAGTAGATGTCTGTCACCTGTTGATAAGTCGGAGCGATAATAGCAACGTTCTTGTTAGGGATGTCAGCAGGCATCTGCATGAGTTCTTGAGCAGCAACGAGTGCTGTAGTACCAGCCAGAAACGACTTACCGAAACCACGGCTAGCACAGGCGACTGCCCACCGAGAATTTCTCTCGATGAACAGATCGTTTAGGATTTCTGACTGGCCTTCGTGTAGTGTTACACTAGCCATAGTAGTTATGCTCCTTCTTTATCCAGAGCATCTTGGTACATTGCTTCCTTGAGCATGTAACCTTCAAGTTGCCAAATCTCATTCAGAGCATTCTCATAGGCAATCTTCTTACCAATCTCCAAATCGAAGTTCTCAGGGTCAACACACCCAGCATGACCAATCGTATTGTAGCCATTCTTCAAGGTGATGCAGCAGACAACAACACAAGTCTCTTCGAAGTGGTGATAGTCCACAAACATAACTTGAGCTTCGATGTCAGCAGGGGTAAGGCGGTTAGGGGTTGTCATTGATATACGTTCCTTATTTGTTCATGCCACCACTCTTTAGTAGTAGCATCAAGACAGCACCAACACTTAGGTGCTCGTTTAGGTCCACAGTAAGGCTTACCACAACCAGAACAGCTAGTATTCACATAGTCTTGGTTGTGGGGCCAGTTTTCTTTTGCATCAGGTTCAGGGAAAACAAACATTATTGTCGTTTCCTTAAATCAAATCCAAATACAGGTTTTTCTTCGTAGAACATAAAAGGCTTTCCTTTTTCATCTAATACAGGAGATTCATAAATCAGAATCGAATCATCTTCAGCATCAACAATAGCATCATCAGCAAAGATACCATAATCACCCGTATCAGGGCAAGGGATCAGGATCATTAGGAGTCGTCCTCTTCTTCATGTTCATCTTCCTTGTCTTGATCCTCTACTTTAGTCTTGTTCAGGGTGAGGTTGATCAGGGTAGGAGTCTTATCTGTAGTCTCAATCTCTTGCTTCTCAGGGATCGGTCGATAAGCATACTTAGCAAGGTCACTGTTAAGAGCCTTCAAGTGACCCAACATAGTAGCATGAGCCATAGAACCAACCTTGATGATCTGCTTACCTTCTTCATCAGTAGCAGCAAGTTGATCTAGAATCAGAGAGTAAAGCTCAATCTGACGCTCGATTGGATCATAACCAAGAGCCTCTAGTTTCTTCCTTGACTGGTAACTGTAGATGATCTTGTTCTTAACACCCTTGGCTTTACCGGGATTCTTGTTATGAGTTCTCAGGTTAGGATCTTCAGGAGCATCATACTGAACAGGTTCCTCAACAAACTGATCCTTGATCTTATCAGTGATCTTACCTATGAACTCTGGCTGGAGCCTTTCTCGGTGAGCCGCTCTCTCAGCACGTTTAGCTTTTTCTCTAGCATATTTCTTTTTCTGGCGTTCCTGTTCACGCCTCTTTTTCTCTTCAGGTGGTAGTGGTGGTCTACCGGGTTTCTTCTTCACTGGTTCATCAGCCATACACGACCTCCTTATTTCTATAGCAAAGTTTCTGAATAGGACCACTCTGGACCCAATTGTGCAAGTTGGAAAACACCAACAACCCAAATATTTACCCCAACAACTGACCCTAACACGATGATTCTACACAAGTTTTTCTACACAGTCATCTTTACAAAGGACACAAAACAGGGTAATTTTTTGGCGTATTCCAGTAGTTGCAGTTTCACTAAAAAATCCCTCACACAAGCCAATAATTTCCCCTCTAAAAGACCGGGCTAAAGTCTCTTATTAGGGTGTCATAGTTATCAGCCAGCACCGGGAGGTGGAGTTCCCATACCACCATCAAAGATCCAGTTGATAGCCTGAGAAATGACTACAGCAGCAGCCAAGAGATACACCTTTGTCCAATGGGTATCCTTCTTCTCTACACTAGCAGCGATTGTACTAAGGCTCTGGTTCATGAGGGTCGTATTAGTATTCAGAGCATGAACAGCTTCACGAAGCTCTATCTGAGTCTTTGATAGTTCTCCAAGTTGTTTCTCCAAGCTCTCCACACGGTAGGCGATCACAGCGTCTCCTGCAGAAGTAGGCATTGCATAACGTCTCCTTGTGTTCTTATTAGGGTTCTTATTAGGGTCTTTATTTAGGATTCCCTATTAGGAGGGGTTTCCTCCAACAACAGGAGGAACCCCTTTCGGGTTAGGAGGGTTCCTTTCAGGGATCCCTATTAAGAAGGGGGATATCCCAACCGGGGGAGGGAGAGAGAAGGGGTTCCCCCTCTTTAACGCACCCTATTAGATCTTCCTTATTTTTATGGATAGGTTTTGTTGGATAGGTCGTACGAAAGAGGGTCTTGAAATCACTTCACTTCTTTAACGTACCCTATCAGTCAGAAGCAAAAAAATAAGAGGATGCCCCTCCCGATGACCCCTACCCATCACCCCACGAAGGAGCAACAGATAAGGATCATCGGGAGGGGCGAGGATTAGTAGGTTATGAACCAGAAGCAGAGAGCAGTACCGATAGCCATGCCACCGGAGAGAACGACCTTCATAAAGAGTCGGTGAGGTTCGAGAGGGTGAACACCAGCGATGTTATCATCCAGAGCGAGAAGAGCGAACAACAGGATGAAGGTCAGGATAGTGACGATGATCACACTCATTTCTCAAGAGACTCCATACGGTAATTCATTTCTTCGAGGGCCATCATAGCTTCATGGAGAGTAGTCATGAAGCCCTCATAGGGAAGAGAACCCTTGACAGCACTCGTATCTCCTTGCAGAAGATGAAACAGTCCAGTAGGATCCTGTTCGATATCATAGAAGGTGTCATACTGACGGAGGTGGTAGTGGTAGAACTCAAGCTTCTCTTCAACAGTACGTTCATCAAAGCGACGAAAGAGACGCCACTGAGGAACACAACTATCATCAACACCTTGACGGGCAGTCACTTCCTCGTAACGCTTACCTTCAGCGAACTGGTAGGCGGTTGTGTAAGAGTTGTTGAAGGTACTCTCATCAGGGATCGTTTTACAGATCTCATAGATCTGTTGTTCATAGTCAGGATAAGGACGACATTCAACAAGATCACCGATACGAGTTTCGAATTCCCAGAGCTTCTGAAGTTGCATAGTTAGCTTTCCTCTCTAGATTGTAGGATGTGGTTCAGAAAGTGATAGTAAGGTGATGTATCATAGATAGGTTTCTTGATACCGCAGCCCTTTTTACACGCAATCACTTCGTGTAGATTTTTGTAAGGCAAACGGGTAGGTCCAAAACGACCACGGAGAGGGTCCACAAAGTGAACCTTCCCGTTGATCATCATGAAAAACCCGCCGCCACCCATAGCAGCAACGAGGTTTCCTTTCATTATCGACGCAGAGCCTCAATCACAGGACCACGTTCCATGTACAGGAAGTTGCGGTAGTGAACGACAATACGACGAAGACGAGTCTTGTCCATCAAGTCAGGACAGTTGAACGATACAGTCCCGTTAGGGTCATCCAACAACTCTGAGACTGGACCCTCAAAGTAAGTCGAGGTATCAGCATTGAAATGAACAGTAACATTACGATACTGCTTATCAGAGTTCTTGTTGTTTACAGTCGGCATAAAGGATTCTCCTCCAAAATCATCCGCGATTATCATTGAGTCAGAAATGTACGGTTGCGGGTCGCCTTCTTTATACATATTCAGTAATCATCCGTTGACGAGGTTCTACGAGAAAGACCGATTGGAATTCCGATCCGTAGTGAGAGGCGTACCAGCCATCGAACTTCAGGTAGGCTTTGTTGATACCATCACTGAACTCATAAACACAGTAGTAATCATCACCAGAGCCTTCACCACCAAAGCTATCAACCACTTTGATAGTAACGTCACCAAGAGCCTCAAAGGCTTCAAGGAAGTCAGCATTCTCTTCTTTGTCGAAGTACTCGCTCTCACGATATTCCTTAGCATCACACCACTCAGTGTTCATCCACTCAGAGCAGATAGCTTCAGAGGCTTCGAGGAACAGGGATTCAACAGCTTTCGAGAATTGTTCTTGGGTCATCTTGTCTTTTCCTTTACAGTTTGGGAAGGGGTCATTGTTCGAGAAAGAGTCTCCACGGGCGCACCAATCAGTCTGCCCGCAGAAGTCACAACGATACCAGTATTCACCTTTGTGCATGTCAACACCAGTAAAACGGATATCACAGTTAGAGTTAGCCACCAAAGGAACCTCCACGAGAAGCAGTAGCAGAACGACCGAAGCCACCAGTGCTCTTGATAGAGGTAGGTGTGGTGATCTTCGGAGTGGATTTGGCAGGGCTGATAGCAGAACGGCTTACTGAGGAACGACCAAAGGTCTTGGCACCATAGGAACCACTCGCGGTGTACATCTTCTTGTCAGACTTCGAGTAGTACATCGGTTGGGCTTTGCTGTAACCATAAGTACGATGGCCGTTATCATTCAGCATCGACGATACAACATATCCAGCGAGGAAGGGAGTCCAGAACGAGTTACCGCTGGAGTCTTTACGCTCATAGCAAGCATCATCACCATGCTCTTGTTCACAGAGATCATCACCATCAGATCCAGAAGGGGCGTAGCGAGGTGCAGACCGATCGTGTTCACGGTCAGCAGCT